CGCGTGGAAGCACTGTGGGGCTGGTCGACGCTGTACCCCGAGTGGGCTTGCCGCGAAGTGTCGAGTTCTTAACCGTCAACCGCAACCAGATTTCACCAACAAAACGAAAGGACAACAGAAAACGTATGCGAAAAATTCTTCACATCCTGACGTTGGCTGCGGTTCTGCTGGCGGTCCAAGCGACCGCCTTCAGCCAGACGCAGCCGACTTTCACGACACTTTCGGCCGCAGTTGCGGATGAGCGCACCACGCGACTCACCGTTACAAGCGCCACCGGATTCGTTGCCAGCAATCAAGCGACTGGTCTCGACTACGGACTTTTCGTCGACAACGAATTCATGCGTATCACCGCAGTCAGTGGTACGACGATCACGGTCGAGCGCGGCCAGGCGCGCACGAATGCTACGGCTCACAAATCAGGGGCCCGTGTATTTGTCGGCCAGTTCGGATCCCAACGGCAGAGTTCAACGCAGACCGGAGGCCCGTTTATCCAGTCTCCGCTGTACGGTTCCTGCACGCGAACAACCGGGACGATCCTGCCGCTGATTCAGGTCAATCCGACGACGCTCGGCGGCCAGGCGCTCTACGATTGCAACAACGGGAAGTGGATCAAGGCGACTCTGTTCGATGACCAGCCTCAATCCCCGCTCGTCGGCCCGTGTAGCGTTCCTATCGGCTCGGTCGCTTACGCTTCCTTCGGCACGAACACCGCCGATGTTGCCAATAAGCGCATGTCGACGTCGATTTATGTACCGGTGACCGGTATCTATACCGGTGTGCAGTTCCTTCAGGGCGGCACGGCTACGACCGATAACATCACGTTCGGGCTGTTCGATGCTGGAGGTAAGCCGATTGCGAATGCGGGGGCGACAGGCGTCCTGCTGGCGACGGCCGACACGTTTAAGGCGGTGCCGTTCACTGCCGGCTCGTCTGGTAACGCTCAGACGTTGACGATTGTTCCTGGTCCGGCGAACTACTTCATCAGCCTGAACGCCAACGGTTCAACGGCTGGTGCAATCCGGACCGTTGCCGTGTCGACTTTCAAGAACGTTCTATCGGCCGGAACAACCAGCGTCACGTTTGGGACGTTTGTGGCATTCACGCCCCCGACGACGTTCACTGCCGATCTTGCTCCTATCGGCTGCTTCTACAACTAAACACCGCATGAAATAGGGTCCATAGCCGGGTCACCAGCCCGGCATGGACCTTTTTTGCATTTCGTAAGAACAGAAAGGTCTCTCTTCAATGAGAAAACTGTTACTTGCTCTACTGCTTCTGTTTATCCCAGCGATTGCAACCGCGAAGAATGCCCTCGGCGTGCTCTCTGCCTCTGCGAACTCGTGTACACCAACGACAGGCGTGGCGCTGACCCTTGATCAAAACGACAGTACCGCGACTATTCAACTGAATGGAACATTCGTCGGAACGGTCACGTTCACCATTTCTTCGAACGGCGGCACATACACTGCGATTAAAGGGATTCCATCGACGCTCGGTTCGGCCACGTCGACGGCGACAAGTACCGGGGCGTGGATCTTCAGCGTTGCAGGATCGACGAATATCTGCGCCTACATATCCACTTACACGTCCGGGTCTGTAATCGTCGTTATCAATTCGTCGTCGGCAATGGTCTCCGGGCTCACGAGTACGTCGCTTCCTCAGAGTCTCGACACGACGTCTTCCCCGACATTTGCCGCGCTGACTCTCAACCCAGGCGGTGCTACCGCTCTGACAGTTGAGGGTGCAACTGACGACACGGTTGAAACAATCGTCGCCTTTGCGGATCCAACATCCTCCGACAAGACCGTGACGTTCGCCGATGCAACCGGCACGGTCATGCTCAGTACCCTTTCAACCAATGCTCCAGACGCTGCGAACAGTGTCACTGGCGCATCGAATGCCCTCGTGTTCGAGGGGGCCACGGCGGACGGCTTTGAGATTTCCGTCGCACCAGCAGACACAGGAGCGGATGTAACGATCACACTTCCTGCCGCAGCCGGAACCGTCATGCTGTCGACATTGGCAACCAACGCGCCGGACGCAGCAAACTCAGTGACCGGAGCGAGTGCGGCGCTCGTTTTCGAAGGAGCAACCGCCGACGCATTTGAATTGAGCGTGACGGCGGCCGATCCAACGGTTGGCGACACGGTGCTGACGCTGCCCAATACCGGAGGCGTCAACGTCGCGGCAATGGTGAGCACGCTCACAACAAACTCTCCGGATGCCGCGAATTCAGTGACAGGTGCCAGCGCCGCGCTGCTTTTCGAAGGTACCGCGGATGCCTTCGAAACCTCGCTGACGGTCACCGATCCCACCGCAGACCGGACCGTGACAATTCCAGATTCCACCTTCACGGTCGGCCAGATCGAAGTGACCTACACCATGCTTGCGAACGGATCGCTCGCCGACCAGACGTTCTTCCTGGCCACGCGCGCTTACATCGTGACGGCAATTTCAGAAGTGCATTCAGTCGCCGGTAACGATGCGGGCGCCGTGAATCTACAGGTCACGAAAGACACTTCAACTAACGCGCCTGGGGCCGGCACGGACCTACTTACCAATAACGCCAATGCCGGATTTGACCTGAAGGGCACGGCAAACACTGTCCAGGCGGGAACGCTCGCCGCTTCCGCCGCGACACTGACTCTTGCTGCTGGCGACCGGTTGGCCGTCGACTTCGCCGGAACCTTGGCGACTCTTGCTGGCGTGACGGTGACCGTCTCCATGCGACCAATCAACTAAACAGAAAGGAACTTTTCACCAATGGCTTTCGATTACAAAAAACACCACACCCGCGCGATGTATGCCCCGCAGGATTATGGCAGCATCAAAAAGGGCATGTCCAAGGAAGTGAACTCGCAGGATGAAGAGATCAATGCCCGTAAAGAGGGCTACACGAGCGAGCGTTACGTCAAGTCGGAGTACCCCACTACGTTCTGGCACAAGGAAACCGGTGCGACGCGAATCGTCGGGCGGATCGAGTGGTCGGTCGAGCAGAACGATGAGGCAGTGGCGGCGGCGGAAAGAGACGGATTCGGACGCGAGCATGTAGCCGCAGCCGAAAAGAAAGCTGATGCGCAACTACAGCACGGCGGCTCCGGACTCATGGAACTGGCGACCCTAATCGCCGACATGCGAGCGAACCAGGAGGCCATCCTGCAGATCGGTGACGCCTGTTCGCGTATGGAAATCGCAGTGACCGAACTCGTTGCGGCGAAGATCGCTGTAGATGCTCGCCTTGCCGAACTGGAGACCGCTCCAGACGCTCTGGCACCGCTCATTAAGCGACTCGATCAGATCGAAAAAGAACTGAAAAAAGAGCACAAGAAAAACGATTAACCAGTGACTGTCAACGACCTCATCTTTGAGGCTGGTGTCATGGCGGGCAACTTCTCGCCATCGCAGGGCATGCCGCCGGAAGAAGCGGCGTACGGCTTTCGCAAGCTGGCTGACCTCATCGATCTCCTTAAAACCCACAGACTCACACTCTACCGTCGCCAGCGATGCGGTCCGTTCTCGGTGACCTCCGGGCAGGGAGACATCACCGCATCCAGCCCGATTACGATCGGGACAGGGGCGACGTGGAGTACGCCGCGTCCAGTCTGGATTGATGGCGCCGGACTGATCTACACGGCCGGCAGCGTTCCTTATCCCGAACTCCCGATGCGCGTCATGACCGTCAAGGAATGGCGCGCGGAACAGGTCAAGGGGATAACGGCGACACTCTCCTACGCGTTGATCTACGACCAGACGTTTACTGCGGACGGCTACGGGCACATCTATCTGTATCCCGTGCCGAGCGCATCGTTTCAGGTTGTTCTCTACAACGGGATTCCGGTAGCGGAGTTCCCGCTCGACGCCAACGGCAATCCAGACTTCACGACGGCGATCGCGCTGCCGCCCGGCTATCGGATGATGCTGATTTCAAATCTGGCAAAAATCATGTGCCTGGGACTGCAGACGATCTCTGCCGATCTTCGCGAGACGGCCGAGAACAGCCTTGCCGACGTGAAGACCTCGAACCTTGTTCAGCACATGGACACGCTCAGTTGTGATAGCGCGGTGCGTCAGGACGGGAATAGAAGCGGCGGGTGGAATTGGATAACGGGAAACATAGAGTAAATGGGCGAACTTCATCTCGGAATCGATTCTGTTCTTTTGTTCGCGCTCGGAATCATCGGCTACTTCCTCCGTTGGGTTCACAAGAAAAACGAAGAAACTCACACGGAGAACAAGGCGGCGTTGCAGGCGATCGAGAAGCGCCTTCTTTCCGACCTTGAAATCCTCGGCGTCGTCAACGGGAAGTACGTCAGCCGGAAAGAGCAGGATCTTGTGCTGAGGGAAAGCGAGACGCAGCACAGACATCTGAGCGAGAAGATCGAAACATTATCGAAGGAAGCGGCGGGACTGCGAACCCTCTGGGATAACAGCATTGCGACGCTCCTTTCCAACATCTACGCAGCACTGGAGCGCACGCGATGACGAAAGAAGAACTCGTAAAGATTGCCGTGCAGATTGCGCTGATGCGCGGTCTTGATCCGGCGCTCGTCTGTTCGATCTGCGCTCACGAATCTGCCGGCTGGAATATGTGGGCGACGCGATACGAGCCCGCCTTCTACGCCCGATACATCGAGCCCATGAAAGACGTGCGGACATTCGGCCCGACGATCTCCCAGGCAACGGAGCGCCGCGATCGTGCGACGTCCTTCGGGCTGATGCAGGTCATGGGCCAGGTGGCGCGCGAGTACGGATTCACGGGTGAATTCCTGAGCGAGTTACTCGATCAGCACAAAGGCATCCTGTACGGCTGCCTGAAACTGCAACGTTCGATCGATAAGAACAAGGGCAATGTTCCGGCAGGACTTCTTTCCTATAACGGTAGCGGCAACGCTCGCTACCCGGATCTGATCATGTCCCATTACAAAGACTACGCATATCTGAATTCAGCGACGAGGATACCGTGAAGCAGTTCATTGAAGATCACTTCGACAAACTCCTGCTGGGCTGCATGCTCATGTACCTCGTCCACGTTGTTCTTTTTCTTTCCATGAGGCAGACAGCGCCGGAGGTCATCTCATGGGCTCGCGAATTGACCAGCGGGTTCGCGGGCGGACTGCTGGGACTGATCACCGGAATGCGTATTCAGAACGGAGGAAGTGATGTTAAGTCTCGCCTTAGCGTTTCTAAAATCGACAATCAAAAACAGGAAAAAGGCAGCGAAGATCGAGAAGGAGTTAATTGAGATCCGCGATCTGATCAACGAGTACCTGGAACTCCCACGTCCCGGCAAAACAAAATGATGTTCCCCGGCCAGTAAGCCGAACAGGTTTCCCCTCACCGCTCCCTCGGTAAAGCCCCCGTCGCAAGGCGGGGGTTTCTTTTTGGAGTCCAAACAATGAAGAAAACTCTCATCGCGGCATTAATGCTGGCGTTGCTTCCTGTCGCGCTGTTCGCGCAGCAGCCTGTCACCGGGTCGATCACGGCAACCAGTTCGAACTGCACGTCGACGGCTTGCGTCATGTGGCAGCTCCCGCAGGGCGGCAATACGACCAACATCGGTACGGTCGCCATGCAGGTCACTGGCACATTCTCGGCCACGCTGCAGTTCGAGGCGGCGATCGATGGGAACTCGTTAACGCCGACGTTTGTCGCGATCTACGGGTTCCCCATTGGATCGAGTACGCCGGCAACGTCCACTACCAGCACCGGTCTCTGGCAGTTCTCAACGGCGGGACTCTCGGTCATACGCGTCCGCGCTTCTGCCTATACGAGCGGCACGGCGGTCGTTTTGATGACTGCATCGAATCCCAACTTCGGAGGTGGAGGCGGTGGTGTTGGTGGAGGTGGCGGACCGGTCACGATAGCGGACGGCGCGGACGTTGCAGAAGGCTCGACGACGGTAGATCGCTGCGCAACTACCGATACGACGACATGCACCCTGGTTGGACTGGCCAAGCAAACGAATTGGTTTCTGGAAAACTCGACAGGTCAAACCACGCTTGCAGGTTCGAACTCGGTCAATCTGGCTTACCCGACCTTGGCGAGTGGGTTTATCTCCACTGCGATGACCGGAACGACGTCGACCGTCTTTGGCGGTGGGTTGGCCGCAACTGCGAATAACTACATCTATCTGACGTCCTGCACGACATCAAACTCAAGTCTGACTGTTTCGACGGACATCTTACTTCAGGACGGAAGCGGCGGAACAACGCTCTATGTTCTGCCTGCTCCAGCTGCAGCAGTGGCGACAACTGGCGGCGGTGGAGGGACGTTTACCTTCCCAATGCCGATCAAGGTTCCAACCGCAGGCAATGCGCTCTACGCAGCCAATGTAACCTCGGGATCGTCGACGAAGATTTCCTGCTCGGGCTTCAAGTCGACAATTAGCTACTGATATGAAGAAGGCGTTTCTCTTTATCGCGATTCTCTGCCCTGCTCTGCTGTTCGCGCAGAGTCTCCCAACGACAGGTTTAACCTACCACGCGAAAGCGCAGGTTGACACAGACATCTGGCAAGTCAACACGGGCGGGGTGTTCTCAGACCATCCTACGGACGGTGAAGCGGTCAAGTACGCCGATGACGTTGCGCACGGTCTGTATTCACTAGGGCAGAACGGCGCAGATCCTATCTGGGATGTCTCGACGCCGCTGATGGTCCTGCCGAACCTGGCATTCGACGGGACTGATGACCAGCTTCGCACCGAACTAAGTTCGACAGAAGGCTCAGTCAACGCCAGTAATTTTGTAACGGTCAGCGCCGCCACCATGATTTTCGCAATCTACGTGGAGGCAGTAGACACAAACAACGCTGCCACATACGACAACGATGCCATCATTTCGGAGGGTACGGGGAATTTCGGACTTGTGCTGAAAAACAACGCAGGTGCCTATACCATCTGCTACGCAAATTTCGACGGCTCCGACGACAGCGTTTGTAAATCCATCTCGATCAACACGACGTATGTAGTGATGGCTCGGCACGAATCAGGAAATATCTACATCTCGATTAACGGAGGGGCCGAAACCTCAGCGGCGAGTGGGAACACGTCAGGCGTCGGAGCGCCTGTATACATTGGACGCAACTACAACGCGGCTCAGTTCTACGCTGGCCGAATTGGTGAGCTTGCTCTATGGAATGTTGCGCTGACAGGTACGGACCTTTCAGACGCTATTGCCTACTTCCGGAACATTTGGACGCCTTCTAACCGCAGATGCACGATGTCTTTACTTGGGGTGGGTGGATGTTAACCGCTCGTACATTACCTGCTGCTCGAGAGGTGGATCAGTGAGCCGCAATTGCGTCCCTCGTTCCGATAGCAGCGCCTGTCGGAATGGAACAAGCGAGAACTCTAACTGTTTCGCATTCGTTTCAGGCAGGAACGTTCCTGCTACATCCAGTAGCCAAAGAGCCAGTCGCATCCGCATATCGGTATTAACCCGCACCCTTGATCTTATGTCAAGGTTCGTGGTAGCGGCTATGTTCATCCTCATTTTCTCGCTTTCCGCGCATGCCGCCTGTACCGGCTCCAGCCCAACATGGACCACTACTGTAGACAGAGCATCTGTTCAATCCTGCCTCGATTCAGCCGTTGACGGCGACACGATCAACATCTCGGCAGGTTCGGACACCTGGACAACTGCGGTTTCGTACACAAATAAGAGGCTCAAGATACTAGGTCCAACCTGCACGCTGAATGCTGCCGGTCAGCCTACAGCCTGCCCCGTAGTCATCTCCGTCAACACTGGCAACTCGGCAATCGTCGCGACCATTTGCTCAGCCGATGACTTCATGGAAATCGGGCATTTGGAGTTCGTTCTCCTGTCAGTGTCAAACGCGGGCGTTATTGAGACCAATTGCACTGCCGCGAATGGCTACCCGGCTGAGGCGTTCCGCGTTCATCACGTCAGGATGACTGGAAGCCCGGTCAGTGGCGGACGATGGATGCTGTTCTACGCGACCTACGGCCTCGTGGACCACGTGTATTTGTCCTCCGGAACGGTGGGCAATATCTCGATGGCGCAGGACAACACAAGCAGCACCTGCAACTCCTATCACGAGCCGTTTGCTCTCGGCGACGAATACGCGCTCTTCATCGAAGACAGTTATCTTTACTCGACTGGCGTGAACGTTGGGAATGGCACCCAGGATCACTACATGGGTGCACGATACGTCTTCCGGATGAATACGGTTTACAACAACCATTCCGGGCATCACGGACTGGACTCCGGCAATTGCGGCGTGCCGACGTTCGAGTATTACGGCAACACCTGGATATCCGAAAGTGGCATCCCGAGTGTTCAGTTGATCCACCCGAGAAGCGGAACCGGAATCGTGTGGGGAAACAAGGTCCAAAACAACGTCAACGCGGCGAATGGATATACGAGCCTTCTCCGGCCTATTTGTTATGCCTGCATGTCGGATTCTGAGGCGCTTGGCATCACCAATCTTGGCGACCTGGGTTTGTCCGCACGCGCCGCCCGCTACTACCCAACTGGCACGTGGGGAGCGCCGTACACGGGGACGTCCAACTATGACGACGGGCTCGGAAACTACGTCAAAAGCAACGTTCTCATCGATGGGAACCTGAACGGCAGCTATCCGCTCGGGAACATGGATTCTGGTTTAAGTCGAACAGTTACCGATATGGTGACGACGGCCGGAAGCACGACAATCACATCGACCAACGCAGACTTCGTTGCAGGTGACGTGACCGGAGTTCCCGTTACTCAAGCCGAAAACTTTGTAGCTGGGCGGTCGCTGTCCTGCACTGTCGTCAGCGGCGATCCAACGGTTGTATGTGCTGGAGGAAATTTCACCGCAGCCGATGATGGACGAGAAGTTAGTTCGCTGGATCAGTCAACAATCGTTTCGCCGAACGTGACCACGATTGATTCCATAACGAACTCCACCACTGTGGAACTAGTCAACGCTCCAGAGACAACAGGAACGCAGGTACTAGTCTTTGCCGATCCTCGTATCGTCTCAATCTCAGATGAACACACGGCAGTAATGAACGTCCCGGCGACGGCAAACGGGACAGGAAAAACCCTAACCATCGGCTACAGCAATCAGCGTTACCCGCTCGCCGATCAACCAGGGTGGGGTTACTTCGCATCGGCGAATGCAGGGCTTTGGCCGACACAGACCTCCTATTCAACGGCAAACTTTGAAGGTCTGATGCCAATCTACATGGTCGGCAATCTCTGGCAGACGGTCAACGATTCACTGGTTGTGCAGACAAGCACGAATCCGCCCGCGACGGCGGCGTTTTTCACTTCAACAGGCGGCTATCTCAAAGCAGATCGGGAGTGGTACGACCCCTATCCGAATCCAGCTGGGGCTGGCATTCAAACAAACGCGACCACGCCGTTTAACGGAACGTCGGGAACCGGCATCGGAACGATAGAGAACATCCCAACGACATGCACGGCTGGAGTCGGTTATTGGGCAGTCAATGAAGGAACGTGGAACAGCGGCAGCTTCACCTACACGTATCCGAACGGCGGCAGCACTTACACTCATGGCCGGTTCTATAAGTGCGTAGCTACGGATGATTGGGATCTGTTCTACACGCCCTTCGATTACCCGCACCCCCTTCAGGGCGCAGTTACTCTGACTTCAGTGTCACCCGATCAAGGTAGTCAAAACACGACGGCAGCGGTCACTCTGACCGGGACGGGATTTGACGGCGGCAACTTCGCTGTCCAAATTACCGGTTCCAACGTCACGATTAATAACATCGCTGGATCAGGCGGAACCACACGCACCGCAGACTTCGTAATTGCAGCGGGAGCGGCCACGGGCGACCGAAGCGTTACCGTATCCACGGATGCCGGAACCAGCAACGCTGTCACATTTACCATTGTCGGGTCCAGTGCGCCAGTCTTGACGTCCTTCACCCCGACTCAGGGAGTTCAGGGCGCTTCCTACTCATTCACGGTTATTGGAACAGGGTTCGACGGTGGCTCTGGAACGTTGACGGAATCCTGCACAGGGTTGTCATTAAGCGGAATCACTGTTGTCAGTGCGACAAGGATCACGGCGACGCTGACGCTGGCGTCGGACGCTTCGTTAGCTGGCTGCGTTATCGCAGTCACAACTACAGGCGGAACAAGCAATACTGAGGTTTTCCAGCCTCAGGCTCTTGCTCAAGCTGGTTATGGAGTAGGACGAACACGAAGAAGGTAGATGGACTTCCCACAACTGATAGGCCCCTCCTATACAACCTGGTCTCCGAAAGCTGAAATCCAGAGCTGCAAGAATCTCTACCTCGAGCGGATCGAGAGCGGTGCCGGTCGCAACCGGTACGCGATGTACATGACGTTCGGGACGGAGGTTTGGCATGGCGCGCTTGGGTCGACGAATCGCGGCTTCCTGCTCGACCCGACGAACAATCACCTCTTTGCGCTTCAGGACAGCACGGTGTACGACCTACTGAGTGACGGCACGACGAACGCGAGTTACGCCGGTGTTTCAGATGACGGGCTTATGGCCAGCATCGACGCAACCAGCAACTCGCTTTTTATTGTAAGCAAGAACATTCTCTATCGGGTATTCGGCGGCGCGCTGACGACGCCGGCAACGCCATTCACGCCGGAAGCAGTGGCTGTGATCAATGGAATTGTCGTCACACTCGCCGCAGGAACGAATCGGTTCTATTTCTCGAATGACGATGGGGCGACATGGGGCGCGCTGGATTTTCAGACGGCGGAAGCCTACCCGAACACCCTGATCAACATGGTTGTTGATCATCAAGAACTGTGGCTCTTTGGGAATCGGCGCACGCAGGTCTTCGTCGTCGGCCTCGATCCGGACGCTCCGTTTGATCCGGTTTCTTCCGGAGTGATCGAGATGGGGCTTGCGGCAAAACGCGCCGTGGTCCGGATGGATAACTCGATTTATTGGCTCGGCCGCAACAAGGACGGCGACCACATGGTTTACCGGGCGAACGGGTATCTGCCGGTTCGTGTGAGCACGCATGCCGTCGAGAACGCCTTCCGCTCCTATTCGGAACATGAAGACGCCTTCATGCAAGCGTTCCAGTTAAACGGTCACTCGTGCTTCCGGCTGACGTTCCCATCGGCGAATAACGGCCTCGGCGCCACATGGCAGTACGACGCGAGCCTGCCACCTGAATTAGCGTGGGTCGAAGTCCCCTGGTGGAATCTGCGGCAGGGGCAATACGAGCGGAACCGTGCAAACGGCATCGTGTCTGCGTTTGGCAAGATCCTTGTAGGCGATTACGCGAACGGGCACATCTACGAAATGAGTCCGGACTTTGCCTACGATTGGGGTTTCCCGCTGCGATGGGAGCGGCGTTGCCCACACATCACTCAGGATCGAAAGCGCATTCGGTATCAGCGGTTCGATCTGTTTATTCAGCCCGGCGTCGGCCGCGTTGCTCCGTTGTGGCTGAATTCGTGGTCCCTGGACCCTGCCACCTTCGCGTCGGATCTGGCGGCCGCTGTGTTCCTCGGCTCGGTGACCTCGGCACAGGCGGTCACGCTTCAGCGTATCTACGATTACCTGCCTTACACGCCGCTCGATACGTGGCCTTCGCCGGATGTGATGAACGCCCTCGGTTTCTATCCGTGGGGGAGTGTTTCGAGTCTTTCAAATGGAACGACATTGGGAGATCCGCCTCAGCTTGCAGCTCGGTGGTCGGACGATGGCGGGGAAACCTTCGGGGCGTACCAGTATCGCAGCATGGGCCTCAGCGGTGAGTACAGCAAGGAATTGTCATGGCTTCGCTGCGGCATGGGATTCGATCGGGTGTGGGAGATCAGCGGCGACGCGCCTGTGAAGACTGCCATCGTGCAGGGCACGTTCGATGCTGAGGTATGCCAGAACTGATCAGCCTCGATAACCTCGAGGTCCGCACCCCTATCGTTGAATTTCCGACCAGGCAAGGAACGCCGATTGGGTTACAACTCACGGGCCCTTGGCAGCGGCGGTTTGAAAGCCTTTGGCGGTATGTGCAGCGCAAGCGAGCCGTTCGGGAAGTTTCTACTTCTCGCAACATCGCATACAGCGAGCGCAGCGCCATCCTGCTTGCAACCGGAACGATCACGCTGACACTGCCCGCTGCTGAGATCGGTGACACCTTCTACGTTTTCAATTACGGTTCCGGGGTCATCACGATCGCCGGAACGATCAATGGAAATGCGCTCGGATACCAACTGACGAACCAGTACCAATACGCCGAGTTCACCAACGTCGACGGCTCCAACTGGATCGTAACGATCAACAACTAACAACATAAAATGAGATTCGCTGCGCTACTCGCTGCTGTTGCGCTTGCGGTCGCACCTATTCCACAGGGCGGCCAAGCCACCGTCGTTCGCCACGGCTCAAGCCTCCCGTCTGTCTGTACAGCAAATCAGGACCTCTTTATTCGGGACAGCGTCGGCCCCTACTGGTGCTCCGCGGCGAATACGTGGTCGCTCATCGGTGAGCCTGCGGGCCTGATCGGCATGGTCGAGACGGGAACCTGTCCGACCGGCTACACGCAAGTCACCTCGATCGATGGCCGGATGGCTCTTGCAACGCTGGCGGCACACGGCGACGTGGGGACGACGGGCGGCAGCGACAACATCACGCCCGCTGGAACGAACAGCGCCCCTGTTTTTACCGGCAATCTAGAAGACACGACAGATGTGAGTGCGGGGACGCCGGCAGGAACAAACAGCGCGGCGACGTTTACCGGAAACGGCGCGGTCCTGACGGGGACGGTTTCTCAGCCGACCTTTGCCGGCGATGCGGTTACGGCGGCAAGCACGGCGGCTACGCCCGACCTTGTTGCAGCCGATGTCACCGGAGCGGGAGTCAGTCCCGTCACAACAGCAACGGGGACGGTTTCTCAGCCGACCTTGTCGATGGACAGCTACACGCCAACTGGGACCAACAGCGCGGCCACATTTACAGGGAATGCGCTCCCGACACATGAGCATGAAGTGACTGCGACTGGCACGAATTCGGCGCCGACATTCACCGGCACTCAGTTCGACAACCGCAGCGGATTTATGCGCGTCATATTTTGCAAGAAAGCCTGAAAGCCCTATGAAAAAGATTTCCGCTCTGATCCTAATTCTCCTGTTCGTCATTGCTCCAGTCGCTGCGCAGAACACGGGCGAGCTTGCGACATGGACGATGCCGACGTTTGTGATTGCCGATGGGCACACGCCGGCGGCCCTGGGTTTTATCTGTACGACCTCCAGCGGTGGGAGCACTCCGCTCGCGACCTACAGGGATACGGCCCTCACGCAGGCGAACCAGAATCCGATCCGGCTCAGCGCATCGGGGCAACCTGTCAACAGCGGCACTCCGGTATCGATCTATCTTCTTGCGCAGTCGTACCGGTTCACGCTGTATGCGGCGGGTACGGGCAACACTTGCAACGGGACGGCAGTCGGTACGCAACTCCGGCAGGTTGACGGGATCTACAATCTCGCTCAACTCTTCACGGAAGCCTTCGTCACAAAACTCGACGACAAAGTGTGCCACGCCGCGGCGTATACGACACTCGCGAACGCCGGAGCGAAGATCGCGGAATGCCTCTCCGTCCTTCCTTCAACGGGTGGAACAGTTGACGCGCGCGGCCTTGAAGGCGCTCAAACCGCAACTGCGAATCCGTTCGCAAGTGTGACGAAGCCGTTCGTTCTCCTACTGGGATGCGCGACGATATCGACTTCCGCGCAGTGGTCCCTTACCGGCCAGGGGCAAAGCATCGTCGGCGCTGGCCGCTGCAGTGTCCTGAAAGCCTCTGGCGCCATAGCGAGCGTACTGAAGCAAGACGGTACGGTAATCGGAGGAAACGGACTTCAGGGCGGCTATATCGGCCATCTTCGCATCGACGGCAACGGGCTCGCTACTGATGGCTGGATCGGCACGCGAATCTCTGGCGTGGTGGTTGATCAGGTATCGGTCACAAACGTCACGAGTGCCGGGTTCCGATGCGTCACCGCTTCTTTCGGATGCGTGACCGTCACGTTCAACACGCCGATTGTCAGCGTCAATTACGAAGCGTTTTCCACGGTTCCAACCTACGGAATTCGGTTCGATGATTCCGGATCTTCAAACAATACGATTATCACATCGAAGTTTGAAGGGATCACGACTGGCACAGGAATCGGGATTCTCGACGAAGGACAGGCCAACAATTATTACGGCGGAACAACTGAAGGAAACGATGTTGGAATCCGGACAGGAACGAACGGGCACCACACTTTCTATGGACTGTTTCTTGAGCTGAACACCGTCGCGGACATCCAGATTTACGGGTTTGAAAACGCGTTTATCAACATGACCTCGACGTCGGACGTTGCGAATTCGACGCAGTTCATTGGCGCGAGTTCCTATAAGAACAGGCTACAGGATGGGTTCTATACGCGGATCACTCTGGACGTCGCGAGCGCCTACAACATTCTCGATAATGCCGATGCGACCGTCAGCCTGACGGATAACTCAGCAACAACAACGTGGCGCAATATCAATGTGGCTGGAGTGGCGCAGCAGGACCGCGGGCCTTATACGATCCTTGCGGAAACCATCACGACGCTCACAAGTACGACGGCAAGCATCACGACGGGCAATATCACGACGGCAAACATCACGAACGCCGTGGTCTCTGACTCGGTTGTCGGGGCGGCAGGCGCTGGCCTCAGCCTGAATCTTCAACCTGGAAACAACTCCGCTGGCGATGTGCTAATCCGGGACTATCAGAGCACCACGAGGGCTACCGTAGATCAGAACGGCTTCAAGATTGAGCCGGTCGCCTTCGCCGCTCTCGGTACGGCAACGCTTGGTCTGATCAAACCATGCTCCGACTGCACGGTGACCAGTGGCGCGGACAATACTTGCACGAATGGCGGGACCGGGGCTCTGGCGGTGGCTCTGAACGGTGTTTGGAGGTGTTTTAATGCGCAGAACTGAGAGGGGCCCATGCCAAGCATCGGACAGGTAGCTGCCGGAGCGTCACTCCCGACGTCGGTCGGCCTGAGCCTGATGAAGGTTCCGAATCCTTATGTTGTCGCTGCGGGCGCCGCCCTTTCGCTCGTCGGCCTCGTCGATAAGATCGGGCAGGGCCGAAAGGCGGCGAACAAGTTCACGCAGAACGGCGGGCCGCAGGACATCCTGAATAAGCAACTCGCCGCGATCTCGGCAAGTGGTGCGAGCGCGCAAGAGAAGTCGCAGGCTACGGATGTCGCATGGCGTTCATTCCTTCAGGCGGCCGATCAGTTCGCTTCTGCAAACCCGAAGCAGTCGAAGGTTGTCAAGCAGGCCATTTACGAGACTCCCGACCTGACGAATACCGTCCAGTCTCTTCTCGGAAATAACCCTCTCGATAAGTCCTACACGGATCTCGCAGCGCCGGGAATGGCTACTGGTAACACGCGGCCAAATCCCGGGCCGAGTGTCGGCGGGACATTGCTGCGCACGGCTGCGAATGTCGGGCTTCCGTTTGCGATGAACGCCCTTCAGGGCAATCAGCCTATCTCATCCACAGAATGGAATCCGGAGACGGGGCAATGGGAGACGATTCCGGGAACTTCTTCTGGCGGTGGGGGCGGCGGTGGAATCACACTGCCAGGCGGGAACGCGAACGCTCCCGGCGGCGGATCGCTTCTTCAGCGTCTGTTGCCGAGCCTAATCTCCGGTGGAACCTCCATCCTCGGCGGCATCTTTGGTTCAAACGCTGCGAACCGGGCGGCGGAAACTCAGTCCGATGCCGCACTGGAAGCTGCGCGTCTTCAAACTCAGGCGGGACAGGATGCACTCAACTTCAACCGCGAGGCACTCGCGCAGCAACAGCAGAACCTGCAGCCGTGGCTGGACTCTGGCGCTGGCGCGCTGCGCTCAATCGAGGAGATGCTTGCCAATCCATTCGTAATGCCAACACAGGAAGAAGCCATGCAGGATCCGGGCATCCAGTTTCAGATGCAGCAGGGCCAGCGGGCACTTGAGGCGTACGAGCGCGCTCACGGGAAACTGCTTTCGGGGAAGGCCGTCAAGGACATCAACACTTTCGCCCAGGGCGTCGCTTCGCAGGGTTATTCGAACGTCGCGAACCGCAAACTGCAGGAACGCGAGGCCAATCTGAATCCGCTTTTGTCGATGGCCGGGCTCGGGCAAACGTCGATGTCACAGTCCAATGCCGCGATCAGTAACGCTGCGAATCAGAACGCGAACATCGGACTGACGACGGCCGGCAATGTCGGCAACTTCCAGACGCAGGGCGCGAACGCCCGAGCGAGCGGGTATGTGGGCAGCGCGAATTCGATGATTAACGCCGTTCAGAACATCGGTAACAACATCATGCAGTCGCAGTCGATTGCCGACATCATGCGCCGGTTGCAGCCGAATATGGGGTTTGCATGATCGATCCTTCGATTCCTCTCAACGTCCGCCAGATCCAGCCGCTCAGTCCGATGGATGCGATTCAGCGCAGCATCGCGATCGCCGACATGGTTGCTGGGATGCAGGAACGGCAGCAGGTGGCCAAACAACGAAAGGAAGAGGCACCACTGCGGACGGCTCGCATCGATAAGGAGAAGCGGGAACTCGCGGACGTTTCCATGCTCGATAGCGTCCTCGACAAACATTGGAAACTGAACGACGCGGGCGACACGATTATGGATGACGCCGCGGCGAAGCGAGAACTCCCGGGCCATCTTCATCCGATCTACGATGCGCAAAAGACGGCGTTCCTGAAGTCGAAGCGCCAGGGCATCCTTGACGAGTACAGCACTCAAAAGCAGGTCATCGACAACCTCGGCAGTGCGGCCGATAGCTTTCTTGACCTCGACGATGAGCAGCGCGCGGCGCAGTATCCAGCGTTCCTGGAGACCGTGCGTGGTGTCAATCCAGCACTCGCTCAGTCATTTCCGCCGCAGTACGACCCGACAAATGCAGCATCGAAGGTGCAGGATCTTTCCTATGAAGCCTTTCGGGTTAAAGATGCTACGTCGAAAGTGAAGTGGCATCAGGATCGTGATGACCTGCGCGTTTTCAAGATGACTCCGCAGCAAATCTGGAAAGAGGACCATCCGGAGGACGCGGACAGCGAAGCGCCAGAATGGTGGGTGAACGCGATCGAGGCACGGAAGCGCGGACTGAAAGAGCCACCGGTGTCGATGTACAAGCCGACGAGGATCGGGACGCTGACTGGCGACAACCTGCCTGCGGATGCGACCGATGATCAGGGCAATAGCATCGCTGCGGACCTGCGGCGCGCCGAGGTATCGTTCGATCGATTCCGGGATCCGGCGACTGGCAAGTCCTACTATCAAGCCGGGAAGACGGCGGCGAAGACTTCGCGGGAAAAAGAGCACGAGCGCGTCGAACGTGCGTATGCCGTCGCGGTCGGTAAGAAGTACGAGGATCTTGACGACAGGGACCGTGTCGCGGCTGACGCTTGGTACAAGAAACTCACGCCGGCGAAGGCGACTGAATTCGATAAACGGCTCGCGTTGTACTCGCGCGATCCTGAGACCTATGCCGCCCTTTATGGCCACGGCGCAGACGACAAGCCGCTAACTCAGGCACAGAAGGCAACAATCATAAATCGCATTAATGCCGACATTTCAAAGCAGGGCCTCACTGGAGAGACGGCTGCAAATTACCGTGCTTCCCGAGTGAAGGAATTGAAAGAGGCTGGGATTGAGATTTCGGTGGCTGCCGCTACTCCCACGGCAAAACCGCAGCCTGGCGGAATGGTCGTTGTTGAACTGAAAAACGGTAAGCGCGGGAACATTCCTGCAGCGAACGTCGATAAGTTCCTGAAAGAGAATCCCGGCTCGAAGCGTGTCAAATCTTGAGCACACAAGATCCGTTCGCAAAGTACGGCGGTTCGGCAGTCGCTGAACCCGAACAAGATGATCCGTTTGCGAAGTACGGTGGCTCTGCTGTCATCGCGCCTGTAAAGGCCCCCACTCCCACTCCATTCGTCCGCACCACGAAAGTTTCCTCTGATCGTGCTGCATTCCAGCAGAAATTCGAACGTGCGCAGAACGTGCATACTACCCAGCGTCCGCCAGATCCGGACCGTTCGGCTGTAACTCCATCACTGGAAGATGCGATGGAACCCATAACGCAGAAGGCTTTCGGCTTCAGTGTTACCAACATCGCAGAAAAGCTACTCCCTGAAACTGAACCCAGGCCTCTTCGTGATGACACAGCCGTCGCCGTGGCCGAAGCCGGCGGCGTGGATCTTCCGCTTTACGATATGGCTCGCAGGGGCGCGAAGATGGCGGCTGGAATTGTCGACTTCATGCAGTCCCCCATAGGCTTAGCTGCTGCCTTGGCTGGCGTTGCCGGCCGAACGGCAGGTCAAGTCGCGGGTTCACTCCTCGGAATTCAGTTCGGTATTCAGGGGACGAATGACGTTATCGACGGCCTCGAAGACATGCGCAAGCGTGGTGTTACGCCAGAAAATGCCGAAAAATTCCTGAATGGACTGGCGATGGTCGAAGGGGTCGCGCTCGGTGGGGTCGCGCTCGGGACGAAGCGGAAGAAGGTTAAAGCCGCGGACGTCGCGAAAGCGAACGAACTTGCAGCGACGGAAGTCGCTGACCGGGTGGCACCTTTAGCGCAACCGCGGCAGGCAGAACCGATCACCCCGAAAATCGCGTCTGAGAGGGCCGTCCCGGTGCAGGAAAACGTTGCCACGGTCACGCCAGACGCTCCGGTGGCAGTTTTAAGCGAACCGGCAGAGATCTCCCTTCGTCCCTCCTCCACTGTCCCCGAATTCCACAAAGCCCTTGGTGTCCTCCGGACTCACAAGGCAAAGGGCAAACTCGGCGACGCGGCGGAAACTCTTACCGCTGACGACCTATTCAGTTATCTCGACGAGATGCAGGCTGTCTCGGAAGGTCACTATCCGGCGGCAATCGAGATGATCACGGAGGCCCAGGATACCCTGATGACGTCAGGCGACAAGGTAGCGACAGCAAAACTCGCGGAACAAGCCCGCAAAGAAATGCGTGGCGAGTACGGGCGTCGACTCGCCGCATCCGAAGCAGCGAAACACGGGATTGAGTTGCCGAAAGAGGAACCTGCTCCGGACACTGCGGTTTCCGAAGTCCGTCAAATGCTCGACGAACAGAAGGAACTGGACGCAGTTGCCACGGAACGCGATCGGATTATTCGCGATGCTTCCGACAATGAGATGCGCGTGTGGGCCGATGATACCGACGAACTTATCGGGGCGCGTGAGGCCGAGAAGAACGCGATGACAATGGAGTCGAATGTCGCCGGCAAGGAGATCGAAGAGGCCACCGTCGCACGCGGCAATGCGATTCGGTCGCTGGGTGCGAAGGAGAACTCTCCACTCGCTCACTTCAAGGAAAGCCCGAAGGTGCTGAGTGAGGCGATTCGTAAGGGCGACGGCGTTCTTTATGACCGGATTCGCAAGGCGTTCCGTGAATCATACGAAACAGCGCATGGTGGCAAGGCCGACGATTTCCTTGCGAGTGCCAGCGAACGCCAGAAGCAGGATCTCCTCGGTGAGACTGCGGAACCGGTTGACGCGGACGTCAGTTTCGACTTTGGCGAAAACGCGCTGAAGTCGATCGGCGAATTCGAGACGCGACAGAAACAGGCAATCAAGGACCTGATGAGAGGCGCTGCGTCAGGGGAGACTGCCGGCGCCGGACTGCCGATCGAGATTGCCGGTCGCCTTGCCGCGATCGGTGCTGCGAAGATTGCGAAGGGTTCGATCCGTTTTGCGCAGTGGTCGGCTGAAATGCTGCGCGATCTTGGCGACGAGGTTGCTGAACAGGTGAGGCCGTATCTCCGTGACATCTGGAAAGACTCGCTGAATCGTACTGCAGAACTGAAGAAACTCGATGCTGACGATTACTTCAATTTCCGGCGTGCCAATATCAGCGACGGCGAAAAGCAGGCTTTGAAAGCGCAGACGATTGCGACCGTGCTCGAGACGGGGCGCGTGCCAAAGGAGCGCGAATCCTGGGCGACGATCAGGGAGCAGGCACGAAAACTCGGCGGCCCGGAACTGGTCGCTCAACTAGCCGAAGCGCGCGGTCAACAGCCGGAACTCCGCGGCGTCCGCTTGGCCGCGCGTCAGCGCATCAACACGCTCAACCGGGAAATCACGGAACTCAGTGAAAAGGCAGCACTGGCCCGCGGTGAAGAGGGCCTCGCGATCGAGCGCGTCATCCTTGAGAAGGAAAACGATCTGCGGGGCCTTCATGACATCTGGATGCGGATGCGATCGGAAGACGGTCGCAATCTCGCCATGCACCGGATGATGTCGGATTCGACGTGGGACGCATCGTACTGGCTGGCCCGGGCGAAACGGGCGAAGGGGATTCCCGCTGGGGCCGAACTGCCGACGAAAGTACAACGCGATATCGGCGATATCCTTACCAACGGCCAAAAGGCTGCCGACAAAGTAGGCGGGGCACGGAAAGAAATTGCGCGGAAACTCGGCATTCCGGAGAACGATGTTCCGAATCTACCGGAATTGACGGGCGGACGCCCTGAGACGCTATACGGCACGCAGGAAGCGACAATCGGCAAGCGCGGCGACGCTCCGAAAGGTGAGGACGGTGTCGTTCCAGGTGAACAACTCGACCTGAATCCAGCACGCGCCGTTCCTGAACTCCCGCCCGGTCCCCCTGTGAGTACGAAGGGAATCCAACAGGACATCGCGAATTACCGGCAAGGCATGGAGGAGTTGAAGCAGCACAAGATTCGGCTCGCACGAAAGATGCGCGAGCTCGATCGAAGCGGCTGGATGGAGACCTTGATCGCATTACGAAATGTTGGGCTTCTGACTGGACTGAAGACACACATGCGCAATATCGGTGGTAATGCGTCGTTTCAGATCCTTGAAGAACTCTCGCGGCTGCCGGCAGCGACCGTTGATCTCGTGATGTCGCTCAAGACCGGACAGCGCACGATGCAGGGCGCTAGTCCAAAGGCATTACTCGCGGCATTGAATGAGGCACGCACGAAGGGTATCGCCGATGCACGGGAGGTATTCAGAACGGGAGCGACCGTCGACGAACTCGGCAAAGTTGAACTGCATCGGGAATTGAACAGCGGAATCCCGTGGCTTGACGGTTATGCACGATTCATCACACGTACGATGGCGGCAGAGGATCGAGTGTTTAAGTCGTTCGCGTTCCGGCGGTCACTCGAAGAGCAGGCGGCGCTTACGGCAAAGAACGGCGGACCATCGATTATCGAGACCATTCGGAATCCGCCGGACGCGATGATTCAGCAGGCCATCTACGATGCGCAGGTTGCGACGTTTAATAACCCGAACGTCTTCGCGCAAGGGGTAAAGGCCATGCAGGGTCGGATGCGCAGCGAGGGGACTCCCGGTAAGATGGCTGCCGCGGCGATCGACATTGCCGTCCCGTTCAAAAACACACCTGCAAACATCATTGCCCGAGTTTTCGATTACGCAGGCGGCGGGTTCGCGAAGGCTGGATTTCACGCAATCCGCGCGATGGTTGATGGCACCATGACTCCGGCAATGCAGCGAGCGATATCGCAAGGCGTTGGTAGAGGAATGACTGGCGCGGCACTGATCACACTCGGGTACATGCTCGGAAAGAAGGGACTCGCGACAGGTGTGCAGCCGACAGATCCAGGCGCACAGAATGTCGCACAGGCCGCAGGGAGACTGCCTGGGTCGGTGCAGGTCGCTGGCCGGTGGCATCAGGTGGCTCCGTTCTCGCCGGCCGGAAACCTCATCACGATCGGTGCGACGATCGCACGTGAATCCTCAAAGCCTCTCCGAGATGAATCCCGACGCCCGGGTAACATTGCAGCAATCGCCGCGCGGACCGCACTTGAGCAGCCGATGCTGAAAGGGTTGAGCGACACCGTTGAGGCGCTGCGCAATCCTGCGGCGACTGGCGAACGTGTCACGAGTACGACGATCGGCAGTTTCATTCCAACGTTGCTGGCGGACTCGGCCGCCCTCTTCGATCCGTACATGCGAGATGCGCGCACCGATGGCTTCCTTGAGAGTCTGTACAAAGGGTTCCAACTTCGCACTCCAGGCTGGCGCAACGTCTTGCCTCAGCGATTCGATGTTCTCGGTGATCCAGTTCGAAATACGCCGGGCACGTTCGTCAATCCGATGATCTCGGCGCCGGCTAAAGAACTCTCGGATCCGGCAATCCAGCGGCTCATCACGACAGAAACGGCGATTGGCTTCCCGCGACGTGATCCGGGTGAAAGCAAGGAATCTTTCTCGTTGAGGTCTCAGATTGTTGGCAGGGAAATCAAGCGGCGCGTGGGACAGATCGAATTCGATGCAGCGTCGGATATGGACCAGCGAAGGACTCAGGTGAAGCGCGCTGTTGACGCGTCGCGCGATCAGTTCGCGGATTTCTTCAGGGCGATGCGGGCACTACCGGAAGCCGAACGGATCGAGCGGCTACGCGCCAGGCTTGCACAGTGAGGGGCAATCTCCGCCACTTGTTCAATGTGTTTCTGCAGACCTGGGCGCGTTCGGCCGCCTCGTCGAGAGTCAGGTAATCGTGTGTTTCTTTCACGTTTAAAGTCCTCAAGGTTTATGCCTTGCGCTGAATTGCCCTAATGAAGTCGTTCTTGGTTAAACCTTTGGCGAGTACCTGCTGAAGCAACTCACGTCTCACCTGAAGCGCATGTCGATTAATCAGGCCTAGCTGCTCCGAATCTCTTGGAATCGCTATACCGTCACGTCGTCCCGTGCATACGGTTTGATCGTAGGCTTCGCATCGTTCGTGATACTGCTGCGCCAGATCGTAGAGAAAACGGTCCTTTTCGCTGATCTCAAACGTGCCCATGAACTGCTTTCCGAAATCCACTATTTCCCTCCCATCGCCAACTTGAGTTTTGCGGCGAGTTCCTGCGCAAGTCGCGATTCGTCAACGGTGATTCCTCTCGGGCATATCACCTCGCCAGCAAAGGCGCTCCGCAACTCCTTCTTTTCCTCTTCGCTGAACTGTTCGCGTATCCGCTCCCAAGTGCGATCGGTGATTAAGATCGACATTTGCTATTTCCCTCCCATCGCCACATACCCTAAAAAGGGTCAGTAGTTTTACGCCCCAGCGGTGTCACTTTGCGTTGAGGTTTCCGATTCGAACGCCCGATTCTCATCGTCCCAATCAATGCCGAACATCGATTGGTACGTAGCCTTCAGATTGTCGAGGTCGATCTGGTCAATCTTTATGCGAGTACTGAATTGTTCTATAACTGCGCTGCACTGCTCTTTTGTCATCATTGCCGTTTCTCCTTTTGTTCGCTTTCGGTTCATCTATTTCCCTCCCAACTTGAGTGGTGTTTCTTTCACCTTTACTCCATGCTTATCTTTCGCAGTTCGTCACGGATTTCTTTGAGTACTTCTCTAATATGGCGCATGTAGTCAGCGCAGAGTCCAACGGAGATAGCCATTGCACTAAACACTAAGACCTCCAGCATCTATTTCCCTCCCATCGCCACACCGTTGTCATCTCTCCTCCTGAATCACCCACGGATGAGGTCCAGCATGATTATTCGGGAGTCCGCATATTCTGTTCTTTTCGCTGTAGGCACCGCATTCGTTCTTCGGTGAATGCTCCCCAGTGTGGCCGTATTGTTTGCGGCAGTGCCAGATGATCCCTTCCGGTGTCCCGTCATCGACTGGAATCTCCTGCCAGCACGGCATTCCGTCGTGCTGGTCATAATTTCGAGCCTGCTGTATACACCTTGACCCGTAATCACGAATCCAGTCCCAGTCCGGCTTCGGCGGGCAATGCTCAACCATCGCTCCGTCAACAACGATATTAGGCACAACCATAAACCCGGCATGACAAACACCCTCATTGCGACACTCGAAGTCAATTAAGCAGCGCATACATCTATGAATATGATGTGTCATCTCTCATCCTATCTTTTCCGCCATTGAGCCAATGAGCGCGCTTCGCCGCCTCTTCAGGTGACGAATGGTCAGACTCGGCAATGAATCGGCCCTGAGGATCGTAATGACCAACAGTCCAAAGTCGCGGTTCCGATTGCAAGTAAACCCACATTATTTAGCCCTCACGTGATAGCCATGACCACTCCCGTCGAGCTTCCATTCGCGTTTGCGGTTGATTGCCATCTTCAAGTCGATTTGATGATGCAGGTCGACGCCAAGCCGCCATGCCAGCCGGTAGAGCACGATTACGACGTCCGCCAACTCTTCGGCCGCTTTCGGATTGTTGTCGTCTACGGTCAGCGCACGGAGCAATTCGGCCATTTCTTCGTTGGCGCGCGTTGCAACGCGGATGTTTGAACCTGCCGGCCCGAAAGCGTCATTAGCCCATTCTGAGATACTTAACTGCGTTTCTCGATTACTCATTGTTTCCCTCCCATCGCCACATACATAGCCAGTGCTCGGGCTTCAGAAGGAGTGGAGCCGTATCTGAGAACGCTGAGGCCGTCCGGCGCGTCTTCGTAAATTAAGCAACTGACCATTGGTACGCCGTCACTTGCTGGCGAAGATTTGAATACGCTCCACAGCCACCCCTTCTCCTTGCATATTTCCTCTAACCAGGATTCAGAGATAGCGGGGTCAGATTCGACGGCAGGCAACCACACGTCTACCTCTGCCTTATTCGGCGCATCACCGACAAAGCCGCACTCCGTTCCAGGTCCAGCGCGGTGCGCGTATTGAATATTCGTCCATCCGCGCAACTCACTAACAGCGCGACGTAACTCCAATCCTCTAATGGTTGGTTCATTCATGATTTCTCTTTCTGTTCTGTAGGGGTGAGGGCTTCAAGGGCGAATACTTGCACGTCACTTAGGATGTGGCTGGCATGCTTGCCGATAGTGGACCACTCGTTGATTCGTCGCAGCGCCTCTTCCAGTTCCTTCACGCGGGCTTCACGTTGCCGATTTGCTTCATACAGACTTGCGTTTTGCCGACGTAGCTGTCCGTTGCTCTTATTGGCACTCTTAAGTTGACAATCACGACATGGACCGGGACCGCATCGATGGATCATGCCGACTCCTTTTGTCTCGCCACCTTCAGAGCAGCGTTGACTATTGCTGTTTTGCGGTCAGCATGGCTTTCGATCACTTCGCACTCGTCGTCAATATTAGGTTCGCACGTCCATTGACCGTTGGGGTTATGCCACAGTCCGACGTTCGACATCTTCTCTATCAGCATCGCTGACGCTGTTTCGTCGCGGTAGAAGTCGGGTGGATGACAAAGCCGACAACCGATGCCAATCTCATGGACGTGCTCGAATCCCAAAAATCGCGCCAACCTCTCGCAGTTCTCGCGCTGTTCGGGTGTTAGTTCAGTCATCGACGTTCCTTACCAATGAGCTTCTCGCACAACACCACTGCTGGATCATCGCGAGTAAGCATCGGAATGGTCCGCAACGTGACCTCTCGCACTTGCCACCACTCACGGTTGGACATATGCACCTCGTGATCATTCGAAAAGACCCGCGCAATCAACCACGAGAGATACACCGTTACACCATTCTTTCTGTTGCTGATAATGGTGCGCTGGCTGTACGGATTCCGCTCCCATTCTTCCGGATGTGCTTCGATGTTTGCGATTAGTTCCTTGATGGCTTTCTTCATAACACCCCCTCAGGTTTCGCAGGTATCAGGTTGTGCGCGAGCGCGAATGCTTCCGCGACGGCACGCTCTAGCCGTCCGTTGTACACAGCCTCGATACCAAGACCGTCGACCATTGCAAGCCCGCTCGGATCGACGTGCATGATGATTGAGAAGCCGGTATCCACTGCTGCCCTACGCATCAACATCAGCGTCATTTCTGGTTCCAGCATGTTGCGTGGAACCTCTTCGCAGTCAGCGCCACAGTCCAGTGCCGCAGCAGACATCTCGCTCGGATTGCGCGTTATTCGCCAGCACTTTGAGTCAGCGATAGAAACATCTGGCTCCAAGTAGCACGCGATCAGCCGGCTCAACTGTTCATCGGTTAGTTCAGTCATGGTCTGGTCCTTCTTCAATCTGGATAAGTTGAGCGTGCAGTCCAATCGCTTCGGCGACACGCTTTAGCTTCGGCGCGTGCTCTGCACAGATTCCCGCCTGGTCTTTGCCCGGCCATGTGAAGAGAAACGCGGCCTTGTTGTCACAGCCTATTTGATTGCACGTAAGTTCAGTCATGCGGACCTCCCAGCCTTACGTTTGCTTTTTGGTTTATCCGACGTCTGAGTTGATGCCGATGTGTCGTCAAGTGCGTCCAAAACTTGCTTGGCTACGTCGTCGTACTTCATGTTGTTCATGCTGATTTTGGTGTGGATGGAATCCAGAATGGCTTGACGTGTCGCAACGAGAGCGGATCTCAGCATTGCAATCGTTTCGTGCAACCTTTGGTTTTCTTCAAATAACTTTGCAATACGCTCGTTCATTTGTTTTGAATTCATAGAAGTTTTACGCCCAAAGCGATATCGAACCGCCGATGTTTCGCGCAAATGGATGCTCGCCAGTTCCGAATGGATGCCATGTGCCAGACTCTTCGGATTTCCAGTATGGCCAGACGTACACGCCGCCTTTGTAGTTAGGAAAGCAGAACATCGGCTTCGCCTTCCGTTAACTGCGCACGCTCCGGCACGCTGAGCAGAATCAGCGGCCGGTGGATGCCTGCTTCGATGGCCTTCCGCGCCGTCTCTTCGGTGCACGGATTCAGCGCGTAGATGGAGCTGGGCCCGACAAGGCACGACTTCGCAGGAATAGCCGTGCGCTTCACCTTTGAACCGGCTGGGACCATGCGCCCGTCGACGTACTGCGGGCGATCCAGTTCAAACTCGCGCTCCTCAAATTCCGGACTGTCGACGCGAGACAATGAAGCCGCGCCGTAATGTTCCGTCGTGACGTATCCAATCTCGCGGCGATGGCCCATCATTTCTACAATCGCCCAACCTTCAAACCTTGATTGCTCTTGCTCCATTATTTCGACTCCTTCACGTTCACGTCAGAGAGAGGATTCAGAGATGACGATCTCAACGCGTTCAGGTTCACAGTAAAACTTCCTCGCGGCCACACTGACGATCTGCGCGTCGTCGTGAAACAGGATGCCCTTGCACGCATCGAAACACGCGCGAATCAGCTTATCGACGTCTGGCTTTGTCGTCATACCGGGACGTTTCTTGACGCTCGCGGTCTTCGGCCTTGCGAAATAGAAGTCCAGCGTCACAGTCACTGGCACGTGCGCCGGAAAGGCTTCTACGTCGAGACTCGCCGCAGTGCCGGAGACCTGTTGGCGCCACGGCTTCAGTTTCGTGTTGTCGGTGGTGATGATCGCGCGCTTCCATCCTTTCGGAATGAAGGCCCGCGTTGAGCCCTGCGGTACAGGCGTGCCATGCACAACAAACCGGATCTCGCGCATCTTCAATACGCCTCCGTCTTCTCGATTGCGTGTTCAGACATCACACTAACGGCAGACTGCGGCCGGCCTTCTCGCTGCCGAATCGGTACTGCATCTTTACTACTTCGAGTTGCGCCTTTGCCGCGTTGCAGATTGCATTCGCCCTGCCGACTTCGATTCTATCGGCCGCGATATCCGCCATCAGCGCAGACATACCGTGCGCGAACTCCCTCGCGTTGGTTATTCCCTTTTCGGCGATTTCGAGAAATCTTGGGGCGACTTTTTTTGGTGGCTTCGTTCTCGATGTCCAAGTGGTTCTCGTCCTGGAATACAACGAGTTTCTTTCCGCACAGATGACACTGGACTTCAACCTTTTTGCGGTTGAAGCGACGATGGATAAAACCGTTGGAGCAGCGGGTCTGCATCGTCATGGCTGCGTCTCCATGTCGAAGATCACGCTGGCGATCGAGCCGTCACCCTTTGCGGGGACGCTGACTTGCTTTACCTTCTTATCTTTGATGAGTTCGAGCACATACCGGTCGTCGGAGGTTTCGGCCTGTAGTTCGACTCGGATGCCGCCGTTGATCGTGGTCACGACTTTCATCGTGTGGTCCCTCTGAGAAATGCGTCAGTCGGTGACGCGGGTTATGGAAAATGAGAACCGCCCTGCCTCGTCGACCGTGCGATACCTCTTGGCCTCTTCCTCCGGGATGTCCAGTGTTGAGTTCTTGCCCCAGCCGCACTCGATTAAGAATGCGCCGGCGATGATCTGTTTCTTGTTCCTGCCTTTGAATTCCTTCGGCGTCATCCGCTTCAGGTACTCCGCGAGGTCGTCGTGAACGTCGTCGTATTCGCCTTTGCCGGGCTTCAGGGTCTCGTGCTGCTCGATCTGAGCCAGAACCTCATCCTGGGTGATGATCGACGCGCCATCGTATGAGAGTGGAGGGTTGCAGGCACTGCCGAAGAACGAGCAAGAGCGACATTCGCTGGGATCGTCTACGAAGGGCGGCAGAAGCGCGGCCTGAACGATGGACATCGAACGATCGATGCCGATAGCCTCTGCTTTCATTACGGCTTCACGGGCATCCTGCGCGATCTCAGCTCTTCGAAGAAAATCCTCAACGCGCTCGAGGTGGTCGAATAGACGAACCTCGATCGAGCGCGGAATACCAGGCCGGTCCAGCAGCATGAATCCAACAGGCTCGTTAGTCGCGAGCAAATAAGACAAGAGTTGCATTGCCCCTTTTCGCGTCCAGCGATTCGAGAAAAGATCCTCAAATGTCTTCACGTTCTGGATCAGATTCGGGTGCCAGGATTTCGTTTCAACCGGCGCGGATCCTTTCTGGCCGACAAACTTCAGCCGAAAGTCCACCTTGCCGACAATGACGACGCGGCCCTTCTTGTCGCGCAACTCGAACCGTTCCTCGGCACCGACAACATCGAACGGTGGATTGCACAGCCGGCCGACCCTGGTCATGTCTGCCTTTAAATCCCGGGCCCGATCGTTGCCGCGCCGGAAGTTCGCGAGGGTATCGACTGGAAACTGCGGCCGTGCGTCAGGCACAAGCATGTCGAGAGCCATCGATCGAGTACACGCCGACCAGGCCGAGGCGTACACATGACTGCGTGCGCCTTGCAAGGATCGGCGCTCCTCGGTCTCGATAAAGGATTCGTAGGCTTGCTGGATTGCGTCGGCGTTCATAACTTGTGAATATCCTTCGTGAAGAATTGAACGAGTTGGGCATCGAGGCGCTCAAGGTAGCCAACGCCTTCATCGTCACTAACTTCCGGTATCTCGAATTTGATGACATGAAAGAGGCTCGCGACACCCGCCATGAACGATTTCTTCATCTCGACGTGCTGGATCGTCGGGGCGTCAACAGGTACGCAGTTCCCCTCCCAATCGGTGTGCATTTCTTCGAGTGTTGGGAATTGGCGGCGAACAAAGTCCGGCTTGTTCATTGGGAGCTACCCTTCCGCTCCCAGAGCTCGCCGAGGCCCATCAACTCGCGGTACTTCTTTTTACCGGGTTCATGTCCATGCGTGCGCCGCAACAACGCACGGAGAACCTGTCTGCTTTCCATCCCGAAGAATCGAGCCCTGCGATCGTCTTCAGTTGCGTGCTTTCGGTGCTCATAAGGGACTTGCCTGCCTGCTCGTGATTTCTTCATCCATCACTCCCAGGTTCCCGCTTCGACGCCTTCTCTTTCTCCAGCCGCTCGACAAGCGCAGCGTGCGACACGAAACTGCTCGTCTTCTCGTGCGCTTTCCAGTTCGGGCAGTACCAGCCGGGCTGCTTATCCTTGCCCATCTCTTTCTTGAAAGCCATCGTGGTCGTCTTCGGCGGGTTCAGCGACAGGCACACATCGCAGATTGGATAGTCGGCTGGGGCAATGCCATGATCGGCAGACTCAGCGCCGCGGCGCTCGCCAGATGATCCGTAGCCGAATCCCTTCGTGGCGAATTTCTCAAAGTCCTTGTTACCTGACACCGCGATCAGCTCTTCGAGGGGCACATTGTTCAGACCTGCGAGGTTCCTCACGATACGGCCTTCGCAGTTCGCCCGGGCCGCCTTCTTCACTGCCACCTCGCGCTGTATTCCGTCCGGCTTCTCCTGCGCGTAGCGCTCGGTAGAGTACCGCGTCCCTTCCATGCTCTCGACTGTGCGGCGCGTCACGCTGCAGTAACCGTCCGCGATGACCGTATAGGCGTAGCTTTGCCCGTCCTCGGAGTTCTCGCGGACAGGCGCGGTGATGTTTGTGACCTTCACGCCCCATAAATCCATCAACCGCTGACAGCCGCCGTCCTCCAGGTACGCTCGCACCTTCCCGTCGCGGTCCTTGTTCAAGATCCAATCGGATGGGTGTGTCTGCTTGATCGATGCCGCGCGCAGCGTTCGAATGATCTGCACGCGGGATTCAATGATTGCTTTCGCCTGCTCCGGCCCCAGCGCCGCAATCTCTTCAACCGTGATCGGAACATCCGGGCGCCGCAGATCGAGAGCCTCGTCTTCCTCAACCACTTCCGGCTCATGAACGATGTCAGCTTCTGCCATTGCTTCCTCCGAGTTTCTTCAGGATGTTTTCGGCAAAGGCAATTTGCCCAGCACCGAAATCTGTTGTGGGCATGGACTGCAGGACGTCAATCGTCGCGCTGCAGTAGGACTCGATTCCTGCGATTTCCTTCTGGTAGTTCCGCCGCGTGCGCTTGCGTTTTCCGGTTGTTCCGGTGAGTGTGGATTGTTGCTCAGCCATTGGACTCCTCCTTGACGAACTTGAGGTCGTATTTAAGGTCGCAGAGTTCGATCCATTCCTCCCTGGACATCTCGATATGTGGGCTATTACCACTCCCTGAATAAATGACAAGAGACAGCGTGTCCGGTTTCTCGGTTTCACAGACCGAAAGGTATACCCCATCTTTCGATTTGGTTTTGTAGCCTCTAAGCACGGTTCGCCTCCGCTTGGAATTGCTCCCCAACCATCGGCGTTTCCGCAATCGCGATGATCTCCTCGGCGTGATTCCGCTTCATGTGCCGGATGGTGTTCTGAAGCCGGATGATGTGTTCGTTGCGCTCGGTGAGAGCGTCGGCAACGTGGCCATTTGCGAGCTTGTTCCGCTCCTGCGCCTTGATGCGTTCCTGATCGCGGATGATGCAGATCATGTTGCGGACGCGGCGAAGGGCCTCCGTTCTGCCGCCATTACGGAATTGAATTCCGTCGAATAAGTGCGGGAATTCGTCAACTGGCGCGGACGTGGTGGCCTCGTTGAAGCGATCGACAGCCGTTTTCAGGTTTTTCAGTGACGGCGGGGTTTCGCCGGTCAGGCGGCGTGCGACTTCGCGCTCGATTGATTTCTTCTTCATTTCGATTTCCTTCATTTCGATTTCCTCCTGCTTCTGCCTTTCTTGCGAGGGCGCCCGCCCTTCATTCCATTTCGGGCTGAAGAACGGGCTTTACGTGGAGACGTAACTGAGCCGCGGCAAGCCGGGCAAAAGCAAACAAGTTTGATGTGATGGATTGGGCAGGTTGTTCTCATGAACCGCGAGACTACCTTGCTAGGTTTCAGTTGTCAATAAAAACAAACATGGTAGCGTAAAGTATCCCACCACTATATCAACTCGCGCTTCGCCTCCTTCATTCGCGTTGTCATTTCTTCGCACAGTTCTGCAGCATCGTCTTCGATCCCCTGCAACAACACAACGAAGCCGCTGAATTCGGGTGTCCCTGGTGGAACAAGCCCCAGTAGCGCCATGATGGCCTCAAGCTCGTCGCAGAGTTTCTGAATTCGTCGTAGGTCGCTTTCGGTCAACGGAATCATTGCTTCCATGTCTGCCCTTCAATGCCATGACCTGAAAACAAGGCCACGGCAAACCGAAAAAATTATATGCGTCAGGTTAATTGATCTCGGATGCCTGTACAGAGATAACCTCGGCGCGAACCTCGACGTTTGCGATGATTCCCTGCTTCAGGATCGACTGCAGGCACGCATTGCCGTATGCCAGCGCGAAGAACGTCAGAATTGCGGCATTCTCGCGGACCTGTTCAACAGTCGCCCCCGCCTTAGTCGCCAGCATCTCTTCGCCGATTGCGCGGAACTTGTCCTGGATATGGGCAAACGCTTCGATACGTGACGGCATGTCGAGTGCCTGGCCGATGCTTCCGCCTAACATCGTCAATAGCTGTACGGTGGCCTCCTCGATCGATCCGATATCGGCAAGCCCATTTGAAAACTGAAGTACGACGCGCGGTTTCTCGGTCATCATCGCGTAAGCCTTTCTGCCGTTTCGGCGGCGGACTGAATGATTGCCCGGCCGGTCTGCCGGACGATTGCCTTGATATCGGCTCCGTGCATGATCTCTGTCACGGCGGCACCGATAACCTGATTAACGTGGTTGTGGAGTTCGAAGAGTTCGTCGCAAACCTTCACGCGTTCATCGCGATCTGGCAGTGTGTTGGTTTTCAGCACGGGATTGCTCCTGTTGCAGTTTGTAGAGTTCAAGGCCACAGTTCGGGCAAGTGACCATGTCCGGATCCTTCGTTGTCGCTCCAGCGTCAAAGATCGAGGATCCGCAGAGCGTCGTGAAGGATTCGGTGGTTGGGATAAAGCAGCGCGGCTTCGGTCTCTTCTTCATGGCTGAATAATCACAATCCGCTTAACTTCCGGAATCAGTGCGCAGATTTCCTCAAATGTCGGCGCTGCCTTTTCGTTGAGAAATTCGCGTTGCAGGGCGTCAGCATTGCCGCGCGCGAATTCGTGTGTCCATACCGGACGATGGAGGCACTTCGAAACTGCTTCTTGGAAGTCCGCCCAATCCATACACAGACGCTCTTCGAACAGTTGAAAACTAACAATGGCTTCAGGTGGCTGATTCTTCCACCATCCGGTATTCGCTAGAGCAATAGCTTCTTCTTTTGTCATCGCGTAAGCTCCCAGATAATCAGAACAATTCCGAAAACCGCGAATGCCGGCGTGAGCATCGCGACTGCACGCAGTGTTTGATGCCGAAAATGTTTGCGCAGGTACAGCCGCTCACACGTTCGGCACGGCGTTACGAGTGGCACGCGGTGATCGCAGACGGCGGCAGCGACGCGGCGGTAGTGAATGACGGCGCTCATTTGCGCTTCCTCGCGGCCTTCTTCTCGGCGCGTTCCTTTGCGACACGTTGCTTGACGGCCAAGGAATAAATGGCCTCAATGGTGATGATCTCTTCGCGTCGGGTTTTCGACGGTCTCAGTCCGACAATGCCGCCAGGGTACAGTGTGATAACCAGCGGTCGCCGTCGTGAGCCGTCGCGGATTTCGTTGTCGGTTCGGCGGGTGATGGGCTTTGTGAGTGAGGTCATAGCAGCCTCCGATTCTGGCTCGCCATGTCAGCGAGAACCCACCGCGCGATCTCATTGTCAGTAAGAAACCGAATCCATGTGAACTTGACACACGGACAAGCCGTGCATTTACAAGCCGTGCATTTACCGTGGCCGATTGCGCCGGCGTGGTCGGATATTTGCCCGTCGCCAGCATGGCCACACCTGCAAAGTGATTTCGGTGCTTTTTCTTCAACGCTCAAAACAACCTCCGGTTAAAGAGCGGCGACATCGCCAGCCGCTCGGTGTCAAAGATTTTGCCTTCACGGAGGCTCACATCTTGGCGGCCTCCCGTGAAGGCGTGAGTAGCGGTCTCGGTCGGCTGGTCCGGAGTTATTTCAAGTCTTCGCTTGTCCTGGACCAGGCTGGCGATTTCGGCCTTGAGCGTGACCAGTTCGGCCTTCGCTAAAATCATGGCTTCGCGGTGCTCCTCGGATTCCTTCCGCCGTTCAGCGAAGCAAACGAAACCGAAATCACTGTCAATCGCCCGCTCGATCTCCAACCGCATGTCGAGCAAAATGTCTCTTACATATCCGTCTGGCGTGCTTCCGATGATGTCCGCCAGAAGTTCCTTTTCGTCGGCTTTGGGTCAAGTGGCCTGCAATTGTTTTCATGCTGCCATGTAAAGCAATCCTGCCGCCAAACACGCAAACATCTGAAAACTCAAACACTTGACCATGAAAGGCAAACATTACCATTCGGAAAGTGACGAAATTCCGCATTGGTGGCTCCACATTCTATGTGCAATCAATGCTTCATGTGATCAAATAGGCGTGTGTATTCAATTACTTGAATGAATGTTGCCGAAAAACGGCATACGTCCTTGACGTTTTACGGCGCATGAATGGATGTGACATGGCATAGCATGGTAATGTAGACTATGCCACATGATACATATCGCCTTCCCCGTAGACACAACAATGGATGAGCTTATTGATGCCGCAAGACGCGAGTGGGCGCGAGCCAATATCCAGCAAGATGAAAGTTATTTCGCCTTCGCTCAACGGATCGGCGTGTCGTACCGCACCGTGCTGCGGTGGATTGGCCGGCAAAGCACGCGGCCCAATATCGTGCGCCGGGCATTGGAGCGACGCAAACCAACCCAGCCGTTCGATATCGCCGTGCTACCAAAGCCCCTGCAGTGGTCCAATGCCGAGATCCAGACATACTACGGTCCACTCGTGTATGTCGTACTGAAAGATGGCCATGCCCAATACGTCGGATCTTCAAAGATGGGGGCCTTTCGCTTATTCAATTCACACGACCACGAAGACGTTATTCGTGCAGCCTCCGCGATCCTCTTCTACCGATGTCCCACACGCGCCGACGCTGCACGTCTCGAAGCACAACTGATCCGACAATACGAGCCACTCTTGAATATCAACAAGACGTAGCACCCCCTACCTCCCCAACGCTAAATCGGTATACGATACCCATCCATGACAGCCATAGGGTGTATCTCGTAATGCCAGTCTTGGACCGTGCGAACTGGGAAGTCTACGCACAAAACCGCGCAGCCGGCAAAAATAAGTCTGTAAGTGCTCGTAACGCTGGCTATAGCGATTCATGCGCTCACGTCCAGGCCAGCCGTCTCGAAAAGAAACCTGAAGTGATAGCCAGGATAAGAGAGTTATCCGACAGGGCTAATAACATCGCTGTTGCGAATGTGCAGATTTCGCGTGAGTGGGTCTTATCTGAACTCGTATCACTCGAAGCGATCGCGAAGCAAAAGCAGCAGGTCTCATCCGCCACACGATGCGTTGAACTCGTCGGTAAAGAGCTCGGCATGTTCCAGGACGTCATCCCGCGCGAGATGTTCAACCTGATGATGGCTTTGATGGGTGCCACGGTGACCAGGTACGTGAGCGATCCCGCAATCCTCGAGCGAATCATCGAAGAGTGGGAGAAGATCAGCGTGGCTCAACCACGAGAACTCAAAGCCGGCATGGTGGTTGTGTCGAAGGGCGATGAACTCGTACCCGATATCCCGTCTGAATAGGAAATCGTTATCCGACGCGCACGGCCTAACTCTAACCCGTGGTCGATCACTATCTATTCCACGCGCATATTGCTGACCATTTTCAGACACAATTCAAAAGCCTCAGGGAAAAAACCGGTTTCATCGAACACCCACCCCCTCTCCCGCACTACCCATACATCCCCTCTCTTCATGTCTCCAGGGAGGGGCGGCCCAAAATCACTTAAAACCAACTTTTAACCATCGTCTGATAATGGTATTGTTATCCAGACATGGGAGGGTTTATGAAACGAGTAGGGTTGTACGCGAGAGTATCGACGTTGGATGGCCAGACGACGGAAACGCAGCTGCGGGAGTTGCGAGTGTTTGCGGAGCGGAAGGGTTTCCAGGTGGTTCGCGAGTACGTTGACGAGGGTGTCAGTGGAGTGAAACAGAGTCGGCCGGCGCTGGATGAGTTGATGCGCGATGCCAGGATGGGGCTGCTCGATGTGGTCGTGGTTTGGAGATTTGATCGATTCAGCCGGTCAGTGTTGCACCTGGTGCAGTCGCTTGAGGAGTTCCGTGCGTTGCAGGTGGATTTCGTGAGCCTGTCGGAGGCGATCGATACGTCAACACCGATGGGCCGGATGATCTTCACGATCACGGGGGCGTTTGCGGAGTTTGAGCGGAACGTGATTCGAGAGAGGGTTGTTGCTGGGATGGGCCGGGCCCGGGCTGAGGGGAAGCATTTGGGCAGACCGCGGAGGATCTTTGATCGCGATCGCGCGAAGGAGTTGAAGGCTTCAGGGATGAGCCTTCGACAGATTGCGGAGGAACTGGGGGTTGGGAAGGATACGGTGAGGGCGGCGCTGTGACGGATCGTCTCGCAGTTGCGTTGGAATGGGCGGCCACGCTGGCTTCCGGATTAAAGCCCAGGCGTTCACACTCCGCGCTGGTTCAGGCGGACATCGATCTCGTTGACGCTATCTTCAGGTCCAGGCGATCCAGAGCGCAGGTACGTCATCAGAATCGTAGAGGTCTGAAACTCCAAAGTTCCGGTGAGTTCACACGCGAGGAGTGGCTGCACCTTGTCGAGTCTTACAGTGGTCGGTGTGCCTATTGTGGCGCTCAAGAACCGATGACAGTTGATCATGTAATTCCGTTGAGTAAAGGCGGGTCGAACGGCATCGAAAACATTCTCCCTGCATGCAGGCCATGCAACACGAGCAAAGGCACAAAATCAGTGGAAGAATTCATCATGGGAAGAAGGGAAAGTGGGGAACTGGTGCGTGCTCACACATCACCTGTATGCAGTCCGGACAAACACGTAAAAAACAACGGGCTTATTTTAAATGCCACCGATTTCGCGGCAGGATGAGCGTAGGACGCGTTTTAGTAGTCCGGAAAGGGATGGGCACACTTTGGACCAGAGGGTGTTTTACACGAACGCGAAAGCGGGTTTACGGAAGCAGGGCGTTATTGGGCCTTTTCCGAGTTCCGTCCGGGCAGGTGTTTGCCGCCCGGCTGTAATGATGGGAACCACATCGCCGCCACCGGTTTCTGTATAGCCGGGGTTTCGCTTCGCTGGCTCCTCACGGTTATCGGAGCGGTCGTGCGCTGGTACGTCCGTTTCCCGTCAGGCAAATCCTGCTTTGCCCTATTGCGATTTAGCTTCACGGCGGGCCGCCGGTCGGTTTTTTCTGACGACACCCACGCAGAATCACTCCACATGGGGCGTTGAAGTTGCCGGATCACCGATGGGGTTGGGGCGGCGGCACTCCTCGTAAATTCGGCCGCAACTCTATCGCGCATCATTGCAATTCTCAACCCTCTCTGGAACCTCGTTGAAATCACGATCGTCGATCTTTCAATGGATTGTGCTGAAACCTTGGCGTCGTCCACCACGCGCCTTTCAGCGGCTTCGGCGGCTTCCTCTCCTGCTCCTGCTGCTGCTGCTGCCGCTCGAGTTCTTGAACAACCGGCTTTGTCACGAAAATCGTTTGATAGCGGTTGCAAAACTCTCGTACTGTCTTCACCGCATCCAGGAATCGGCCGGCAAAAATCCAACCACATCGCCGCGTCGAAAGTTCTTCGTTGTCATTAGGAAGTACAAATAGAACTGGGCGTGCGAGTGTGCAGGTTAGCTTGATATCGGGATCGAAGGAAAACTCGCTGTGGTGGCAGTCGTCGCAGAGCCTTTGTATCGATATCGTCATCGTGCTTGCATTTCTGCATATAAAACACTACCATGTCAAGTGTTTGGTTCCGTGTCGCAGCGGAACCAGAGTTCACTATCTCATCTGCATCGAACCCCGGCCCTTGAAAGCCGGGGTTTGGTGCGTCTGGACCTGTTTGCACTCCCATGTTGCGGAAACATTCCCGGCGGAACATAATGCGCGCATGGGACCACATGACTTCGAAGTGATCATGGCGCTGCGTGATGCGATCGGAATTCTCGTTGTGTGCCGGCATCTTTGTCGCGATTACGAGGGCGGCGCGCTGCTTGATCGGGTGCGTCGCCGCGTTCTCCAAGGTTTACCGGTGCAGTCAAGAGTCCAATGAAGCTCTTCGTCAACGTCGCCCAGGCGGTCGCGATCGCTGGCCTCACCCCGCGGCATTTCACGCGGAAGTACGTGGATACCGGCATGCTGAAGCCGCTTCGCCCTGACTGGACCATGATCCGGTTTCGCGCTTAGCTTCATGGTGATTTGCTTCGTGTACCAATGTCGCGCAGATGGATTCGGCGGTTCGGCCTTTCGTGGTTACGGTTGCAGTTCGCTTCCCGTTAGATTTAAGCGTCGCCCGCCCAGTCCACTCATTGCCGTCGTCGCTTAACGCCTCGAACTTATCGACATAGGTTACTTCGTCGAGATTCAGTGTCACGTAATCCAACCAGCCGGCAGACTCCAGAATGTCGCGGTGTTCATCGCGGAGCCTTAAAGGATGGGAAGGAATCAGGGCCGGACTTTTAATCGGCGGCGGCATAGGTGGCGGCTCGGCATCACTCATGTCCACAATGGCAGCACAGGCGAGCGTAAGAATACATACGATAAACGCCCTACCGATGAAGTGGTCAGTGTCCACGATCACTCCGTACCACGGGATTTTCTTTCTGGGTGTCGGCCCAAGCGCAATCATTTGGCCTCCTTCGTTTCAGTCGCATGTTTCGCGTCCCATTCAGCTGCGCGTCGTTCGCGTTCCTTTGCCCGTTGCGCATCTTTGATAGGCTCTAGTTCGCGCTCCTTGGCTCGCAACAGGAGAGAGTAACGAGCACTTTCAATGGCCTCCTGTAGCGTGTTCTCCCATACGAACCCGAAGCTATCCCGGCTGTATAGCGCGAACTCATACCCATATTTGCTATAAGCCTCGCGGCCTTGTTCGAACTTGATCGGATAGCCAGTCTCTTGCTCCAGCGCGATTACCTCGGCCGGCCGCGTGTCGACTGGAGCGATAATTCTCCCGCGATCTTCACCTGTCGGGAGTTGGATTGTTGTTGTACCCCGCTTCACTTGTCGGTTGATTCCATGTGCCAGCGTTAATAAGAAGCTGACAGCGAATATCAAAAGCAGAATTCCGTGTGTAATTTTCATCAGCTCACCCTCGCCTTCCTGTACGCCAGCACGCGTATCCGGTGCATGACGTCGCTTTCGCCTTCTTCACGCGGGAATTCTCCGAGGTAATGGAACCGGCCACTGCAGCGCGAGCACGCAGCCTGGTTGCCTTGCGTCTTGCGGTAGATCCGGTGGCGATCTTTCCCAGAACACTCGTAGAGGTGCAGGTTTGTGGGTTCGTGCTTGGTGTCGATCATGTTTTAGTCCCAATATGCAGCAGGGTTGCGCCAGTCCGGATACTTCTCGTCAAGCCACGCTTCGGTCTGCTCGCGGAGTGCGTATTTCGCGTCATAGTCTCCTCCGACTCCGAGTTCATGGATGCGCTGATTGCCGTCCTTGACTGCCACGACGTTGTCGCCTGAGTAGCCGGCATCGACGCTGTAACGGGTGCTAACGCTCAACGCGGCATTGCGATCGTAGAATGCGGCCTTGTAGAAGATGCTGGCCCGCTCGCGGCCCTTGTCATCGACAAGTCTTGACCACATCGAATGATCCGTCGCGATTTTCTTCCAGCCGTTCGGCAGCGACGCGTTGATAAACAGTGGATCCCCAACAACGACTTCGCCGAACTGAACACCGGCCGCTTCCAGGACGGCGCGACCATTCACACCCATACTGGACGGCAGCGTTTCAGACGCGACGAAGGTACGCTGCCCAGCCGCCTCCTGCCGCTCAATTCCTCCGGGCGTCGAAGCCGCGATAAAGTTTTCGATATTGCCATCGACGAGTGCATTGATTGCCGCTGGACTGATTCCTTCTTCTTTCTTCATTGGATCTCCTTGTGGTTGATGTTTAAGAGTCGTTCACGCTTTGCCGGTTCACACATCTTCTAAGGCGTCCCGTCCAGGTGCTGCGGGTTCGTCCCGCCGGGCTGTTCCGCGATGATCTCTTCTCGGCAGTGGAAACAAAAATTCTTACGCTCGTATGATTCTCTTGGCTCCGATGACTGCTGAACTCGCCTCGGCGCTGGTTTTCTTTTTTTCAGAACAGCCCTGTCTTCGTGACAGGCGTGTTGTGCTCGACGCGCTTACTGCAGTCCGTCTTCGTGAGATCGCAGAATCGGCATTCCTGGAAACTCGGTGCGATCGGCGCCGGCGTTGAACTGGCAATGCGGTCGATCGTGGCGATGATCATTTCGCGCTGTTTCTTCGGGAGGCAACCGATCTCGAGCCGGTCACCAACGTACTGCAGTTCTCCGCGGACCGGTCGGTCAATGCACGCTGGATGCGTCAGTGGAAGGACCATCATGTAGATCAGAACCTGAAAATGATCACTATCGCGCTGCTTTCCGGATTTGCAGTCGACGACAACGATGTCGTCTTCCTTGACCGCCACGATATCGGGCTTCCCCTGTAGCGTGCATGATCGGCCATTGAGCGTGAATTTGTTTTGATCCTCGACTGTGACCGCGTATCCCTGCTGGCGCAACTCTTCGGCTCGATTGCGAACCATTTCGCCGTGTCTGGCTGTCCAGGCGATTAGGTCGCCGGACCGAGGCGCTTTCTCGTAGTCTTTGTAGTGCGCCTTAAACCAGGCCGACCATTCGCAACTCTGCTCGCCAGCAAGAATCTTCGTGATCCATGTGGGCCAGATGTACGGTTCGTTTCTAGGATTGGCCATGTTTTCTCCCTTGTTGAGTCTTCATCGTTTTCCCCGCTTCCTTTCCCTCGCATACGTAAACCCGCGTTCCCACGCCTGGGCCATTGCTGCGTTGGAATAGGGAACGTTTGAGACGCCACGGCCCTTTTCGCAATCCGATCTGCCACGCTGGAATGCTGCCCGAATTTTGTCCTGCGTGACGCCCGCGTGCGCAAGAGGACCGATACGGCTGGGGTTGATTCGGTTCATTGGAGGCCGTCCCGACCGAAATCATTCGATCGCCACGGATCGCTGCTCTGACCGGGCCCGGTTGGTTTATTCGCCTTCTGCCGTTCCTCTAAGGCTTGTGCGATCCTGTTGAGTTTTTCAACGACAAACACCAGGCATGCGACGATGCACACAAGTGACGTGAGTCCGAGTGCCACAGCGAGTGCGACGTTTCTCATTTGCGTTTCCTCCCATGCAGACCATCGACGAACTCGCGCCTGGAATCGAGCAGATCGACGTTGAAGTAGGTCTTGTGGTCGGTGAAATAACAGGTGCGAGTCATGGGGTCGAGTTCACCCTTCGAACTTCTCAGAACCTGAGCGCAGAATGGACGGTAATTACTGCACTGCCCACACGACTTCCCGTCCGGGATCGTCATGCTTGCCACAAGATTGCGGGCTTGATCAGGGGTGAGGGTCACAGCTTCTGCCACTTACACATTCGATGCAGGACGTACCACCAGCCAACACTAGAGCGCCAAAAGTTCGCCTTATCCTCCGTAATAAAACACAGGACCATCGCTGCTCCACACATGAACAAGCAAAGCCTTTGCATGGCCCGTTCGACCTTTGTGTACGGCGGTCTAATTTGATCCATTCGCAATCTCCTTCAGCTTCCCAATCAACTGCTTCGCCTCCGCTCTGGTAGGACCGATGAGTCCGTGCGTTTCGGAATGGCGACGGTGACACTGCAGAAACCCTTTGCGAGTGAAGTCGAACTCACTCCCGGCCGGCAGCGTTGCAATTCTCTGAAGCCCCCCAACGTTCTCAATCGCAAATTGCGTACGCGCGTCGAACGGCTTCGGTCGAATGAGATAGCCGCCGTTGTACGGCTCCTGAGTCGTGTTCGCCTTCCATCGCTCTGAAAGGCGCACGTCGAGTCCGATAAACAACGGCTCAATTTGTGTTTCGTTGCGCCAGAACGCATTGAGCACCCATCGCACAAGGTTCCACGCCTTCTCGGCTTCGTACTGGTCGATCGCGTCTTCGTGGCCAGTGATCAAAGAGCGAATCTCCCCCGGGACCGGGAAGTGCTTCCCAGTGCGATGCCACTCTTCGAACGCCGCGGCGAGGGCCGATACTGGAACGTCCATCAGTGCCTCAAGAAAACTGTCATTGATCGTGTGCAGGTCTTCTGCCTTCCGGTCGTACTTCGGGAAGATGTCGTGAAAGCGTGCCGTCCATGGGCCAATAATCGCGATACGGAGTTCTTCGTCGGTTGGCATTATTTTGGTGACCGTTTTCGCAGTGGCGTTCGCTTTCCTTGTTTCAGAAGTTCGGCCTCCAGCCTCTTCACCAGCGCCCAGAGGGATGCGATCTCAATGCGTTGACTCTCGATGATTTCGTTCAGTCGCTTAGTGGTCATTTGGTTACCTCTTCGTGGTGGTCGGACTCATATCAGCCCTGCCTTTCTCGCGAGAGTAACGAACGCAAGCGCAGCGCACAGCGGGACCACTGCGTTTCCATAGCTTCTGAGCTGATCGACGCGGTGATGTCCGCCCAATTGGGATGAAATCCCATCAGCCATCCAACGAAGTTCGGGTTGAGTTTCTTCTTCTTGCCGGTCGTCTGTCGGACCGCATCCGTCAGCTTCGTCCCCGAATGCCTGCCGCTCTCTGTTGAGTAGGACATCGCGGCGCTCGATGCTGCGTCCTGACTCGTCGCCGTCGGCCACAGCGGGCGCGAGTTCCGGCCATCGTTCGATGATTTCTCGCCATGCTTCACGGTTTGGTCCCGGTGGAAAGGTTGGAAGATGTGCGTAACGAAGTTCGGGAGCTGATCCAGATGTTTCCTGCCCCCCCCCTGTTTCCGTTACGTGCAGGGTTGAGTTGTCGCCCTTGTAATCCCGGTTCGCTGGCGTCGGCCACTGCCCGGCCTCCCGGTTCAGGTTCCGTCCCTGCGTGCTCTTGTCGTCTACCCCCGGCCGGCGTCCGTCGTGAGCGTTCGGCGTGCTCCAGAATTCCGCCGCGTTCTCCAGTCCGACTTGCGCCTTGCCGTTCGGTGTCTGACCTTTCGTCGCTACGTATTTCGGGTCGAGCTTCCGGCCTCCGTTCGGAACGTTGAGAGTCGGCCAATCGTCCACCTGGTGCGACAGGTAAATCTGATCGTGATTCTTCGTGCGATTGCCCAGCTTGGATGGGCGATGGTCGCGATTCTGCGGAGTACGCCAAGATGAACACTCGCTCTCGTCGATGGCTCGCGCCGACTTCAGACGCTGAAAACACGCCCCATTCCGCATCGAACCCCATCGCGGAAAGGTCTCCGAGTACTCGTCCCATGTTTGCGTTAGTAAGGAGCCCTGGCACGTTCTCCACGAACACGAATCTTGGTCGAGCCTCGCGAATGGCTCTTGCGAACTCAAACCAGAGTCCACTGCGGTTGCCTTCTTGAATTCCAGCGCGCTTGCCGGCAACAGAGAGGTCTTGGCAAGGGAAGCCTCCGATAATCCCATCGACTCCGCGCCAATCTTCAAAGTTGATGGCGCTAACGTCAGAAAAGATAGGAGCGTCATCAAGCGCCCCTTCTTTAATCCGTTTCGCCAGAACTGCGGCTGCATAGATTTCCCTCTCCACGTACAGAACGCAGCGAGCATCGGCGGCAAGGTGGAGTCCGAGATCAAGCCCCGCGACACCTGTGAAGAGAGAGATGTAGGTAAGTGGAACCACACCGCTACGCCTTCCCCAATTTATTTCGCATCCAATCCTTCGCCACATCGACCGACGTCTTCTCGACTCGCCCGCATTCATCCGCCCAACGATCGATCCGTGCGCAGAATATCGAGAGCGGCGGCTGCTTCTTTTCAAAGCTGTCTCGACGCTTGAGGTAGCAGAGCCAGTACTGCTTCAACTGCTCGATGCCGTATTCGTCGGGGTACGACTTCGTAGCCTTCAGCATGTCGCGCACGGCTCCGATGTCACGCGGCCGGATGATCAGCGGACTGCCTGTCCCTTCCCGGTAGGTCGTCGCAGCGAAGTCGAGGAACGGCTGGTGCCGAGGATCCGCCGGCTCGCGCTGCTGCTTAATGCCTGGGAAGAGGGTGGTCATGCGCGCTTCCCTCGCTTGAACTGATCCCGCGCCGCACAGTCCGCCCAATGCGGTTGCCATCGGCCGTCATCCATGCGCGACAGCGGCATCGGCTTTCCGTTCGGGGTCGTGGCAAATACGATCATCGTTGGACAGCCCTTACAGCGGACCCACTGCTTGCCAGACGTGTAGCCCTGCTCGCGTAACTGCTCCCCGGTTTTCGGCCATTGCTGTTTCCGCATACGCTTCCTCTGCCCGCAGACGATTGCGACGGTTCCGTCTGGAAGTTGGACCTTACTGCAGGTCACTGCTTGATTTCTGGGAACGTAGCCACGGTCCGCCATGTCTTGTTATCTGAACTGCATTGCAATTGGAACGGTCGCTGTCCTTTGAAGACGCGTATCCATCCGCATCCATCAAGCACCGGAGCGCCCCTTTTCGTCGTAGCTTGAACGGATGCAGTCGTCACTTCGTGAAGCTGCGCGGCGAGCCGCTGTCCTTCCAGTTGAAGTGCGTTATTCATGTCTTTCAGCATCTCGACGTGCCTGTCTTGGACTGGCTGCGAGGTCTCGACGAACTGGTATTCGTACACGCTGCGAGTGATCAGCCAGCCGAACAGAAGTCCGAGGGCGGCGCACATGACCGTTTTCATGACCGCTCCGATGTCGCAAGCAACGAACCTTGAAGCTGTGTGAGCAGGTCCTGTAGGGCGCCGGGGCTATGCGGCATCAATATCGTGTTCGACTTTCCTGTCGCGCCGATCTCCTTCAGCGTGTCGAAATACTGCGTCAGAAGGACCATCGACATCACTTCCTTGGCCTCGACGCCTGTTGTTTTCTCGAATGCCTGGACCGATTCCTGAAGTCCGGCAACAATCGCTTTTCGCTGATTTGCGATACCTTCGCCCTGGAGTTTCTTCGACTCGGCTTCAGCCTCTGCGGCCTTAATCGCGAGAATCTTACTCGCCTCACCGCGCGCCTCTGCTGCGATGCGTTCGCGCTGCGACGCAACAATGTCGTTCATTGCAGCCTTGACTCGCCCCTCAGGCTCGACGTCGGTAACGAGCGCGCCAATAATCTCGTAGCCGAAGTCCCCCATGTCCTGCGACAGTTCCCCCTTTACCTGATTCGCGATCTCGTTTTTCTTTTCGAACGCCTCGTCGATCAGCATGTGAGGAACCTGCGATCGAACAACGTCGAACACGTAGGCCGATATCTGCGCCTTGGGGTCGTCGAGTTTGTAGAACGCTTTCTCAGCGTCTATTACCTGATACTGAATCGCGAGGTAGACTTTGACGAACGTGTTGTCCTTCGTCTTCGTTTCCACTTCCAGATCGAGTTGCTGTATCCGCATATCCATCGGCTCATCGCGATCACCGTCATCGTCAATGTGGCCGGCCGCGGCGATTTGATCGATGAACGGCACTTTGAAGTTGAGTCCTGGATCGGCAACGCGAAGGAATCGGCCGAACCGCTGCACGATCTTGCGTGTTCCGGTATCGACGGTGAAGAGAGCGGATGCGAGCGCCGACGCAGCGACACCAGCGAGAAAAACTGCGACTGCGATAAAGATGATCGTTTCGGTAGTGAGTTCGGGCATGGTTAATCGGGCCTCCGTCTATTTGGGTAGTCTCGAAATTCGCTAGCGCACAAGATCGCGTCCATCGCCTTCGCGCGGATTCTTTCGTACTTCGGATCGGCTTCCGTGAGGTTTGCTGCGATGGTCAGCGCGTTTTCCGCCCACCCCTTCACGAATCGGTCCGCCGTGTCATCTTGAGCTCGCAGCACAAAGATCGGCTCGTCATCTGCGGCTTTCACGATGCAGGGTGAGTCCGTGGTGTTGTTCCTGAGAACGTGGGTCGCCTCGTCGAGCGCGACGGTAAATCGATCGCCGCCGCCTTCAGGGCAAAGCGACTCCAGAATTGAAACGAGTTTCTTGATCTTGTCCTGAAACTCGAGCGTGCGTTTTGTGTGGCTCATACCGTCTCCCCTAATTTCTTCTGTAGGTGGTGGATCATCGCGATCACGACCACTGGCAGGTGGTTGATTTCGTACTGGTCGATCGTCTTACGTCTCGATTGCCGGCGCGTACTCGCGCTCGGTCATCCCAAATGTCCATGCGACTGCCTGTCTCGCGGTTTTCATATCTGGAGGAACGCGGAGCGCGTATTTCTTGAATGTTCCGTCCGGTTCTTCCGTCGAATTCACGACGTGAACAACCACCAGCGGCTCATCCTCGGGAAGTTCCTTGCGATAGAGCGCGCCGGTTTCGTCGGAGTGGATCAGCTTGGCGCCGCTCTCGAGGATGTACCGCTCGTACCCCATGCGCTCGATCATCACGCGTCGGACTTCGGCGTTTTGTTCGGACTCGATGCGTTCGGCCGTAATGGATTCGGGTTGCTCGATCACATCTTGGGGTACGCGGACACCGTGCCAGTAGTAGACCGCCCAGCCATCTCGGAATGCGACGGCTGGCCCGTTGGGATTGTGGAGCCGCGTGCGTTCGTCTTTGTGAATTGCGGATGGCCGTTCCGACATGAATACGATTCCTTCGAATGGCCACCACCAGAACGCAGAGTCCGCCAAGTCGGCCCATTGATCAAGCAACGCCGCTTTCGCCGGATCGTATGGCATGTGCATCTGCAGGTATCGATGGGGGAATACGTAAAAGGAAATCCAGTACGCTTCAAGTGAGCCCCAGAAGTAGTCGCTAAAATATTGAAGGCCGTTGTCCCGGAGGTTGTCCCCGAGGTTGGCCCCGAGGTTGTCCCCGAGGTTGTCCCGGAGGTTGGCCCCGAGGTTGGCCCCGAGGTTGGCCCAGAGGTTGTCCCCGAGGTTGGCCCCGAGGTTGGCCCAGAGGTTGTCCCCGAGGTTGGCCCAGAGGTTGGCCCGGAGAGAATTACTTGCTTTCTCAGAAACCGGCTGCTGTTTTTTAGCAGCCGGCGAACGTAGCAATAAGTTCATCGCGAGCTGCGACACCATGACGCCGTCAGACCACCAAAAATACGGCGCTGGGCGGCCGATCTGACGATAAAAATCCGTGATCGTCGCCTCCGCACTCGTGCGACTAGCTGGCTCCGTCGATAGGCCGCGTTGCAGCCATTCGCTACGAAACGCCACCAGTTGCCGTTCCTGGTCGGGTGACAACGAGTCGATTTTCTTGACCTGTCGCATGGGATGCCTCCGCTTAGTCGGCCACGTTGCGAATTTCTTCCGGCGAATACTCGCGTTGAATAACCCGCTCGTAGTTGCCAGGCGCCAGGGTGACCGTCGCGTGCTCCTCGTGGTTAAGGTCGGCAGGCTCTTTAACAGCGAGGTACATCGTGCCGTCACCCTTCACGAAGACATCGACGTTATCGAGATCGTGAATCGCATGCGCGTGTCCGGTAACTTCGCCATAAGCGAGCACGATTCGCTCTTTCTGTTCAGTTAGTTTTGCATCGACCGGAATCGCATCGATGCGCTTCAGTAGCACATCACCTTGTCTGTACATTTCCATTTCGTGTTCTCCTTTTCAGTTTCTATTCGGTACAACGCTTCGCGTTCGGATAAAGAAATTTTTTCTGGGTATGCCTCTTGGGATACCCACAACCAACTGACATCCCAAACATCAACGCATCGAATCCCGCGTCAACCTCTTACCCTTGAGGAACGCAGCTTGACCCAGGCGCCCGGCACGTAATTCCGGGACACGTAGGCTCCCATACTGTTGAAAGGCCCTTTGCGCTGAAAATTTCGGGAGTGCTGACAGGAAGTACGTTCTGGATTGGGACAATGCCGCGTTTCATTGTGCTGCCTCTTCCTGAACCGGCAGCTCCGGCGATCGCGGACAAGCATCGTCGGATGGCGTCTTATACCGAACAAGGCGACCGCCGCAGAGTGAGCATCGTTTTCTGCCTTTCGGAAGCCATACGAACTTACGCTGGCATCCAAGGCATTTACCGATGATCCAGAGACCGCTTGATGTTTGTTCGGTTGCAAGCACCATATGATTTCGTTGCCGGCTTCGACACCACAGCGGCCGGCGCACTGCGGATTAGGGTGAGTTACCCTTGGCGTCTACCGACGGCACCCGCCGCCGGATCTTCTGTTACGTCCCATCACCCCGTTACGCCGCCTTCATTGCGCTCGGCCTTGTCCGTACTGAGGTAAACCTGTTCGGGACTGGATGAATTTCTGGGTTTCTGCCTCTACTTGCAATGCGCCAGCGTGAGAGGCTACACGTCGACGCAATGTGTTTTCTTTTAAGATGCCGTTCTTGCAAATCCGGCACGCCTTATGGCGGCCATTCCAATGGGTGCAATCTCGCGGGAAGTCGTTCAGGTCCTTAACGGTTTTGCAGCTGTAGCAGCGCGCCTCCGTATCGGGATTGATTCCGCGGGCGATCCAGTTCATGCGTGCGTGGATGAGCGCGTGATACGAAGCGTTCTCGCAGATGACAAGATTGCGATTGGCGTTGTTGGCTTTATTGCGATCGTGATGATGGACGACGGCACCGGTGGGCAGTGCATGGCCGAGAGCGCGCTCTGCGATTGCTATGTGCTCCTGCTTTGTTTTGGGATGAAAACTCCCGATTACTGGTGTCCTGTAATTAGGGTCCACAAGCGTGATGTATCCGGACCGCAAGGCGTACACTTTGGGCAGTTGAATCTCTTCGTAGCCGCAAGACTCGCAGCAAATCCCGTCAAATCCGGACTCGTCACATCGTGGACACTGTTTCAATTATCCCTGCCCGTACCTGCCCAAAAGGAAAACGGTGGTTGGCAACCGGGCAGGAGGCTGTCCTCGCATTGGAAGCAAGTGAGCCAACCGCGGAGATTATTTTCACGGGTTCATGGAATTGTCAAGAATAACTTTCATGGATAGGCAAACTTTACCGTCCACAGATTTCAGCAATGGCATCGTTCACCATGCGATCGATGTCCTCGATCGACACCTGCCGCATGTTCATGAATTGCTCAAGGTCTGAGAGCTTGATACAGATTCGCGCGCCGACGCGGACGTGTGGAAGTTTGCCGGAGGCGCACTGGTTGTAGAGTGCCACCCGGCTCAAACTTGTCAGCTTGGATGCGTCCTTGACGCTGATGTATCGGTCCTGCTCTATCGCCGCCATGTTATTCAATCTTGCGGAGAAGTTTCGAAAGTGTCGTCCGGTAGACCCTGACAAGTTTCGCGAGCGGCGCAAGTCCTGGATTCGGGATCTTGCCGTGCTCCATCAGCAGAATGTTGTTCCGGTGAATACCTGAGAGTTCGCTGGCTTTCCTGAGAGACAGTCCGTATTTTTCCCGAGCCGCCCTCAGTAGTTTTCCCAATTTGGTTATTTGCAGTTCGGTTGACATGGCACTGTGTATAGTGCCACAACTTGCGCTTGAGTCAAGAGACTCGCGGCAGTTTTTAAGTTGACAGAAGTTTGACTGTTGTACAGTCTGAATGTAATGGCATCGTTTGTTGTGCCACTCAACTTAAGAGGGAGCAGTTAATGGATATCGGAAGAAGGCTCAATTTGTTGGTTAAGCAATCCGATGCAAGGACGTATCGTGGTTTCGCCAGGAAGGCAAAACTCTCACGACCGTCGCTGATGGCGATTATTGAGGACAGGTCGAGTCCAACGCTTGACACTTTGGAAAAGATTTTAAAGGCGGCAGGCTCGAGCTTCTCGGAGTTTTTCAAGAGTCCAGTTGTGCGCTCGTATCACGATCCGGAGCACCAGGAACTTCACGAGATGCTTCAGGAACTATTGGTGAGCGGTGGCAACGGGGCGATTATGGCGCGAGAAACGATACGCGCTGCTTATGACCGGCACGTGCGGCATATCGGGAGGAGTGCTGTTACAGCGTAGGCGGTGCCGTTGTCGTTGCTTCTGCAATGGGGGAAGAGGCCCTTTCCTGTGAATCTACATCAGCGGCTTGATTTCATTTTGTATTCCGGGCAGTGGGAAAGAATTGTCGCTGTCCGGGAAGTCCTTATCAACTTATCCAATGCGGTAACCGAGTGGGAGTCAAAGTCCGGGAAAAAGAAACGGGCTCGGGTGTCTGGTGGGTTTTCATCGCTCACAAAGGTAAACGCCGGTCCAAGCGAATCGGTTCGCGTGATGCGGCTGAGCGCGTCAAAGCCGTCATTGAAGCCCAGATAAAACTCGGCCAGTTTAGCGTTCACCCGAAGCGCCGCAGCGTCACGCTTCAGAAGTATTACGACACGACGTATCAGGATTATCTCGACACGGCTGTGAAACCCAGCACGGCGTACTCGTATGTTCTGACGTTCAAGAACTACATTCTGCCGGAACTAGGGCACTTCGTGTTGAGTGATATCACGCGCGGCGTGCTGAAGGGTTTCATTGCTGGACTTGTCCGCCGGAAGCTGGCGCGAAATACGATCGCGAGCATCATGCATGCGGCGAGCGGCCTGTTGCAGAATGCCGTCGACGATGAAGTGTTGTCGGCAAATCCTGTGCGCCGGATGCGGCGGTTCTACAGGAACGCGCCAGGGGTTGCCGATATTGAGCCATTGACGACTCAGGAGGTCGAGCGCCTGCTCACCGTAACGCGGGAGAAGCTCGCGCACTTCTACCCTGTACTTCTCTGCGCGCTCCATGCGGGCCTCCGGATCGGGGAGTTGCGCGGACTCCGATGGGCTGACGTCGACTTCAATGGACGGTTCCTGCTTATCCGTCACAACGTCTGGCGTCGTGTTGCCGGGACAACGAAGGGCGGCCGTGCGGCTCGTGTCGATCTGTCCGACGCGCTGCTGCTTGAGCTGAAAACATGGAAGGCGAAGCGGCGAGAGGCGAATCTTGCGGCCGGCCGGGGTGAGTTGACGCTGGAGGATACTGTTTTCCTCGTTCCAGATTCAAAAGATCGTGGGCGGCGGAAGGCGGATCGCGGCGGAAGGATGGGCGCCGCCTATATTCGAAACCTGTTCAAGCGGGCACTGCAGGCGGCCGGGATTCGCGACGTGAAGTTTCACAACCTGCGCCACACGTTCGTCACGCAGCTTTTGATGGCAGGGCATAGTCCGGTCTACGTTTCACAGCAGGCGCGCCACAAGAGCATTCAGACAACAATCGGGACGTACTCGCATTGGATCCCGGGCCACGGTCGGGAGGCGATGAATACGCTGCCGTCGGACGTCAAGAAGGGAAACGATGCCATGTAGCCCGTTTCATAGGGTGCAGATAGGGTGCAGAGCGCGTTTTTGCCGAAGGTGTAGAATCAGCAACTTCTCTAGCGAATGAGAATAAAAAGAACTCGCTAAGTCGCTGATTCCTTGAAAACACAGATGGACAGGCAAATCAAAGTCATCTGCGCGGTGAACTGGAGGGGCCGGTAAATCAGTAGCTTACGCGACCCCATTTTGCGTGAGTGCAGATCAGGTGCATGGGTCTTGCGAAGCAGGCGGTAGCGCGAGTCGTTCAAATCCTGTCGTGACCGCCCGCTGATAGTACCGAATTTTTCGCACCTGAATCCCTACCGCGCCGTTGACGTGCGGTCCGCACCATGCCGACTGATCCATGCCGAGATATTCCGCCTTCGCATCGCAGACGCCGCAGAATATTTCCTTCCCGCTTTCCACTTCCGCATCGCTCAGGATGATCGGCTTCTTGTCGTCAGTGTCGAACAATTCCTGCTGCGCTTCAACGAGTGTGATGAAGGCAGTTTTCTTGTAGTACTTCCGCACGAGGTCGAGTGAGTGTGCGTCGAGCGGCAGAACCACTTTCCAGATCAACGACCAGTCGGGCTTGTCGGCGAAGAGCTTGTCGCAGAAGACTTCCGTAATGCGGCAGCCGGGAACCATTTGACCGGCACCATCAGCGCCTTCGTCTGAATGCGGATAGAGTTCCAGGTTGTGAATTCCGAGTTCGCCGAGGTTGAGCACGGTCTTGCCTAGCTCGGAAACCGGAAGGTGGTTCGTGCCTTCGCGTCGGAATAGCTGCTTCGCAACGCGCTCGTCGACCTCGTAGAGCAGGTCGTAGCTGACAGGTGTGATGTAAAACGAGCATTGCAGCGTGGCCTTGTCGGCTTCTCCTGAAAACTTACAACTCTGAAGATAATTCTCAACTTTATGACTGGAATACATCGGAACGGCTCCTTTCGGATGGGTGGTTACTAAAAACGATCATTGACAGGTAAACAGGTCCGGTGCATTATGCACGGGTAATGAGTTCAATGCAACGTAGAACGCTTAAGGAAGCCGAAAGTCAAATCCGAGACGCGAGGCGGTATCGTGCGCTGCGAAAGTCACTGGGCACTCAGGGTGTCGTCGCTGCTCAACTCGGTATCGCAATGAACACAATTTCGCGCCGGGAGCTTGGGCTTCAGCGGATCGACAAGGAAGCGTTCTTAGCACTTAGGTATCTGTTGTCTTTATCGAAATCCACCACGAAAGGCGACTAGGGTGAAGAGGGTACAGTCTGGTGAGGTAGAGGGCATGGTTGATCGGACAGCCCCCGGGGTTACCGATCTGGCTATCGCGGCGATCTCGACTAGTTCAAGTAGCGATAGGACAAAAACTGCGACCGGGGCTCTCACTGTCAGCCGAGGCCACTTCGTTTCACCTGGAAGCCGCATGATGAGATCGGGAGCAATCCTACCGATCAGGGCGGGCGTCGATGCGTCGAGTGTGCGGCGCCCGTTACGGAATTATTAAATTATGAAAGTCATCGCACTCACCCCCGAAGAGACCGAGGAGTTGAAGAAACTCTAATGGGCTACAACGACGGTCTCGGCTGTGTTGCTGAAGACGAAGACGACGAATACTGCGAGTGTGGCGGTCGTAACGGGATTCACTTTGCAGGCTGTCCGCATCTGGACCCAACACCGGAGGACGATCAGTGACCGACAAGCAGGGCAATGAACTCGCCATCGGCGATACGGTTGATGTGCCTGTCGATGGCATTATGAGCGCGGTCGTCTCTCAGATTCAGGAGGGCGGACTTGTCGGTCCTGATGGAAAGCCGCAGCCTGCCTTACTTGTGCTGACGATCCCGATCCCGATGCGTCTTGCGCCGGGCCAGCCTGCGCCAGTCTACTTGACACGCAAGGCCGAGAAGCCGCAGCAAAAGGAGAAAGTGCATTGAAAGCGAAACTGGAAGTGAAGCAACCGAAAGTGAAAGCGAAGATTCGCGCTGGCACGGACTACTGGTGCCCGATAGTGAAAGCGAAGATTCGCGCTGGCACGGACTTCTACTGGTGCGTTCCACTGAGGGAGCGCGTCGTCAACGGGATCATCGTGCCTGACAACGCGATGGATGAGACGAATCCGCTCGAAGGAATCATTGTGGCGGTTGGAAGTGGCCTGCGCGAGGGCGGTGTTATCACGCCGCTGGAGTTTAAGGTCGGCGATCACGTCCGGTTTCCGAAGCACGCTGGGACTGTTGTGCATCTTCGCGAGACGGAAGAAACGTTCTTCGTTTTGAGAGAGAACCAGGTTTTCGGGGCGATTGAGTGAGTCATGCGACGCTTTGGCCGATCGGCGCGCCGTCGTAAGGATTCATGTGTCGGCAAGTTGCGCTATCGTTCTCTCGCTGAAGCCGGACTGGAAATCGAGCGCGCGAAGACATACCGCGGTGAAACGCTACGAGCCTACGAATGCCTTAAGTGCGGCAAGATTCATCTGACTTCAATGGCACGTCCGTAGCCTGCCTTCTTTGCCTACCTTGGCAGTGTATTCTTGACAGCCAGCATAAACTGATTGCAGCACAGCCTGTAGTGGTTGAGCCATTGGCCCGACCCCTTCGGTCGGGTAAAGCGATCAGGTAACTGAACGCGGGGGAAGGGGGGACTATTACCCGAATCTCCCGCAAACCCACCTACCTTTCAGGAATTTCACATTTGGCAAAAAAGCGGTTTTTGCGACCCCTCATACCAGTTGAGGGCGGCACGTACATGCTTCTTGCACGAGCGAATGTACTCGTGAATGCCGGTCGCGCGCGCATCGTGAACGGCCGAGTTCGGATATTGAAAGTATTCAACCCGACTGATGCTGGGTACGAGCGAGCGCGCGGATTCGTCCGCGTGGGCGGGAGTTTAAGTTTCGATCCTGATATGGGGGGAGGTCCGCAAGTTATGCAGTTCCATCGCGGCAACAAGGGGCGGCGCGGGGCAGCTTGAATCCTCCGGTAACCGGTCGCGCTCCAATCGGGGCCGCCGCTGCGATCGAAGCGATCCGCCGGCGCAGCTCAATTCGGGTTCACGGTGAAACGCCTGCGCTGAGGCTGCTCGGCATCGAGGATAAGTTTGCGGCGCGAGTCCAGTGGCGCGAGCAAGTCGGCAAGCCTGTAGTCGATTCGGAACTGAGCACGCTTGACGGCGTACGCAACGATATTGCCAGGCGCTCGAAAAACGAACTGCAGAACGCTCGCGATGAGTTCCGTAGGCGGAACAAGATCGCGACGTACTTCCCGGACGAGGGGCCGTTTCGGAGAGAGTTGTATCCGAAGCACATGGAGGTGATTCGGTACACAAAAGAAGATGACGAGATTCTCTTCATGGCGGCGAATAAGGTCGGCAAGACGGATCTCGGTGGCTATTGCGTAGCGCGGTGGGCAATGGGCCGGTATCCGGATTGGTGGCCAGGGCGCGTGTTCGATGGCCCGATTACTGCATGGGTCGTCAACAAGACCGCGAAGGATACACGGGACATCAATGAAGCGGTCCTATTGGGGCCACCAGGGAACGACGCCGACCGCGGAACTGGCATGCTGCCGGCGCATCTTATTCAGCGATGTACCCCAAAGCCGGGCACGCCGCACGCGTTCGAGTTCATCAACGTTGAGCACGTGAGTGGCGGCACATCGTACATCGTTAGTAAGTCGTATGACCAAGGGCGAGAAGCATTCCAGGGTCGCAATCTACCAGTTTGCTGGAATGACGAGGAGGTACCCAAGGACATCTACGACGAAGAGATGCTGCGCATTATGGTTTGCGGCGGCCTCATCTTGTCGACGTTCACCCCGATTCACGGTCTGACGGATATGACGACGTGGTTCATGGAAGCAGCCGGTTTCAGTCTCGACGCCTTGCGTCATTCACAGGAGAATGCGGACGATGTGGAGTAAAATAATGCCATGTCACGTATACCCTCCACTCGACGTGGTCCGGTTGCAGCCTATGGTGGCGTGCTCCGTTTATCGGAAAAGCTCTGTCGTAAGTGTGAGACGACCAAGCCGATTGCTGATTTTAGGATTAGCAAATACACGACACTGTCAGGCAAACAAAGCCTTCGGGTTTCCACTCATTGCCGTGAATGCAATCGAATCAATAAGCGTGGTTATCACTGGAAAAACAGGGCTAAGTTTGTTGCTAAAGCAAAGGCGTGGGCTGCTGCCAACCCCGAGATATGGAACGCCAGAAATCGGCGGATTCAGCTCAAGAAGCGACTAAAGAAGTTCGGGCTAACGCTCCAAGATTATGATCGCCTCGTTACTGAGCAGGACGGAAAATGCGCAGTCTGCAAGCAGCCGCCGCCGCGGCACCAGTGCCGTAAGTACGACTATCTTCCTGACCTGTTGTCTATTGATCACGACCATCAAACGAATCGGGTACGCGGCTTACTGTGCCGTCGCTGCAATCTTGCTCTCGGAAATATTTCGGAGAGTCCCGAAACCGCAGCCGGACTACTGGAATACATTCACTCGAAATGCTGAGAGCCTTCCGTGAAGAGGCTCGTTTTTTGTGACTGGTCCTCCGTCCCGCATTTAACGGAAGCGATGAAGGCCAAGCAGTTGGCCGACATGGATCCGCACCTGCGCGATGCCAGAACCCGCGGCATTCCGTTCCTCGGTTCCGGTGCCGTCTATCCGGTAGCAACGGAAGTTATCGAGATCAAGCCGTTCGCCATTCCGGATCACTGGCCGCGCGCATTCGGTCTTGATGTTGGCTGGAATCGAACGGCCGCAATCTGGGGCGCGCTCGATCGAGACAGCGACATTCTGTACCTCTACGACGAGCATTACGTTGCGCAGGAGACTCCGCAGGTACACGTGCAGGCGATCCTCGGGTACGCCGGGAAGAGCAATCTTCGGGCGAAGTGGATACCAGGCGTGATCGATCCGGCTTCAAAGGGCCGCACGCAGACCGACGGCGAGAAACTGCTCGAGACCTATCGCAATCTTGGGCTCGACGTGGAGACGGCGGTCAATGCGATCAATGCCGGGGTTCACGAAGTTTGGCTGCGACTGAGTTCTGGGCGACTGAAAGTGTTCTCGACGCTACAGTTTTTCTTCAAGGAGTACCTGCTGTATCGGCGTGATGAGAACGGAAAGATCATCGAGAGCAAATCGCGGCCGAACCATTTGATGGATGCGGCTCGGTATCTCGTGATGTCGGGGATTCAGAACATGAAAGCTGTTCCGTATCGAAGCAATGAAATTCCAGATTGGGGCGATCCGCAGTTGGTGTCCTCGCAGGGATGGATGTCTTCGTGAGGGTGCTCATGGCGGCGCTGTTGATACTCGCGGGATTCATTGCAGGTGTCGTGTTGGTCGAAGCGCAGGACCATGCCGTGCCTGATCTGACGGTGCGAGAGATCGTCGAAGTTCTCGCCGAGTTTGACGTCAAGCATGCGGATCAACAGCCGTTCTTTAAGCCGGCGTACGGAGTCACGGACTTTTCGAGCACTCCTCCGACGATCTGGCTTTTCAACGTTGGCGATACCACTCTTCGCCGGATGACAGTAATCCATGAGTTGATCCACGTGCGCTGCCGCAAGGCTGTTGTTGACTGCCCGGAGGAGTACGTCGGGGCTGAAGAGATGCGGCAGTATCAGAAGCTATTCGGGGTTGCGCAGTGAGCGAAATCAATCTTGGCGATGAGGTTAAAGACATTATCACCGGGTTTGAAGGCGTCGTTATTGCACGGCAGGAAGGTTTATTCGAAACGACGTCCTGCAAGGTTCAGCAGCGTGGCGTGAACGATGACCATCGGCCCTTCGAGCCGATCTGGTTTGAAGAATCCAGGCTGGAGCGGCAGTGTAAATCAGCTGTGGTTCCAAAGGAGGAACTGGATGAAGCCGGCAAGAGCCAAGGCTGAAAAAGAACGCCTCGCCGAAGTGAAGTTTCGCAAGCTGATACGGCGAGTCCCGGACAACGCGACCTTCGTGAGCATTCTCCTCGGATTTGACGACAAGCCGTTTCGTGCGGACTTCTACCGGCGCGCAGTTCCTTATCTGAAGTTTGAGCCTATCCCTTTGGAGGCAGTCAATGGTTGAGATTGGATACGGTGGCCGCGGAACGCATGCGGTCCTGAAGCAGCCGTCGAAGCCAAACCTGAAGTCATTCGATCTGACGAACATCAGCATTCGGGAAATCGAGAACGCCTGCATTGTCGAGTGCCGGTACAAGATGAAGGCGTCAGTTGAAGAGAAACTGAAGTCGCAGTCGAAGGAGAAATATGTCGATTACGACCTGAAGAACACGAGCGAGGAGCACTCGTTTCCGACACGTGAAGAGGCTGCGCAATTCATCACGGCACGCCTGTTGGGCAAGGACTACAAGACGCCGGAAAAGGTCGACGCCGCGCCAAAGACAAAAGTGACGACGAGGGCTTGAGTTATGCCGATGGCTGGTTCCCTCGGTAATCGCATCCGCGAGTTCCATCACGGAAAGACGTACGCCCGAACGAAGGCGAAGCACGGCGCCGCTGTTGCAAATAAGCAGGCCGTCGCTGCCGCGCATGAAAGTATGCGGACAATAGGTTCGATGCACCGGAGCATGAAGAAGAAAAAGTAGATGGGCCGCCGCGTAATCCCGGAATCTCCTGAGGCAAAATTTAAACGTAAAGCAAGGGTCACCACCGCAGCTACGAATCTTACGCGTACCGAGATCGACATCGTTCCGGATGATCCGACGCAGCCGACCAGGGAAGGCAACGTTAGGGAGTTCCTCGATCAGGCACTACAGCGGTTCAAGATCGCAGCCGACGCGGAGTTCTACAACCGGACTGAGGGCCTGCAGGATGCGCTCATGGTCGACGGCGAGCGCCAGTGGGACGAAGATGTACGCTGCCGGCGCAAGCGCAAGAAGCGCCCGTGCCTGACGCTCAATCGGTTTATTCCGATGATTGCTCACGTGGCAAACGAGCATCGGATGTCGAAGGTCGGGATCGATATCAAGCCGGTCGGTGGCGGTGCGGACGTGCAATCTGCAGAGATCCGGCAGGGCCTCATTCGCCATATCGAAGTCATTTCCTGTGCCGACACCGTATACGACACGGCCTTTGAGCGAATGATCGAAAAGGGCTGGTCGTGGTTCCGTGTGGTGACGGATTGGGAGTCCGATACATCGTTCCATCAGGTCGTTCGCATTGAGGGCTTCACAAACGATTTCGCAGTGTACTCGGATCCGAGCGCGGAAGATCCGACGCGTAAGGACATGAAGTTCGGCTTCATCGTGCGAGATGTCCCTCGCGGTGAATACCTGACTCAGTATCCGAAGTCAAAGGCGGCCGGGCTTACATCGTTCGCGAGCATCGGCGATGACAAGATGGGTTGGCTAACGCCGGACTCGGTTCGCATTTGCGAGTACTACTACATGGACGAGGAGCCGGCAATCGCGGTGCGACTCGCAGACGGCGAAGGCGTGTGGCGCGATGAAATCGAAGAGCGCGACGGACTCTGGTACAACGCGCTGCAGTTGAAAGCGATGGACGAGGGGCTTCTTCAGCCGGAGATGGTGCTTCCGATTCCAGTCGATCAGGACAGGGACGGGAACCTGATCACGCGCGAAAGCGTTCGAATGCGTCCCAAGTGGGCAAAGATCAACGCGGTCGAGATCCTCGATGGCGACCAGGGTAGCGATTTCACGAAGAGCACGGCCGGCCGAGACATCCCGGGCAAGTTTATTCCGCTGATTCACGTTGCGGGTCGTGAGCGCGTCGTTGAAGGACAGCGGCGGCTTTCCGGTATGGTTCGCAACAACAGGGACGCACAGCGGATCTACAACTACATGGCGTCCGGATTCGTTGAGATGGTGGCTCTCGCGCCGAAGTCGCCTTTCATTGCAGCCATCGGTCAAATTGAAGAATTTAAGCCGCTATGGGATTCGCTCAATGAAGAGAACTGGCCGTACCTGCCATACAAGCCGAAGGATGTCAGTGGTCAACTTGTACCGCCGCCGATTCGCCAGGATAACCGAATAGCGGAATCGGCTATCGGATACCTGCAGGGACTGCGCGAGTTCGACAACATCATCAAGATCGGCTTCAACATTTTTGATCCGTCGCTCGGAGTGCCAAAGGCGGATCAGTCTGGCCGGGCTGTTGCGGCGCTCCAGGCACGAAGCGATTCAGCGAACTACAACTGGCTAGACAACATGAATCGAGCGCGTGTGCATGCGGGCGAAGTGATTCTCCACATGCTGCCAGTCGTCTACGACGCGGCGCGCATCGTCACGATTGTTCGTCCTGACAACGAACGGCAGGAGATCGCGATCAACCAGGAGTTCCCGGATCCTAAGACCGGCAAAGCTGTCAATTACGATATGTCAGTCGGTAAGTACTCGGTCACGGTGTCGATTGGCCAATACGCTTCGAAGCGCGAAAAGGCTGTTGCGGCGCTCACGGATATTGCAAAGAACGTTCCTCAGGTGGCTATCGCTCTGCTGCCGATGATTCTCGAAAACATGGATGCGCCGATGGCAGAAGAGGCCGCGGCGATCGTGAAGCGTCTTCAGCCGCCGGAGTTGCAGGAGCCGGGTTCTCCGGAAGCTATGCAGGCGCAGTTCGCCTCGCTCATGCAGCAGCATCAGTTGCTGATTCAGGCGCTCGAACGTGCGAACCGACTCATTGAAACCGACGTTCTCGATAGCGAGACGAAGAAGGAAGTCGCGTCGATTCAGGCGCGCGCACAGATGGCCGTCGCAATGGCGAAGCTTGGCAGCGCGGATGGAATCGCACGATTGAATGCAGAGTACAAATCGATCCAGGCCGATGCCGATCGTATCCACGATCAGATCGTGGGCGCGCTGGACCGGAAGCATGAAAAGGAAGTCGTGCAGATGAAGCCTGCTCCGACCTCCAAGAAATAGTTTCAGTTACAACTTAGCCCTCGTAGCTCAGGTGGAAAGAGCAGTCGGCTTCTAACCGACAGGCCGCAGGTTCGAATCCTGCCAAGGGCTCTCGCGGAGTTCTCCGCGTTATCGGCCACCGCTTGTGCCGTCAAACAGGCGAACCCATCCCACATTCAGGAGTGAATTGAATGTCCATTGAAATCGAGACCAGTACAGACACGCCCGAACAAGTCAAGGAAGCACTCGGCAAAGCCGTCGAGATCGACGAATCGGACGTACCACCAGAAGAGAAGCCGCCCGCGAAAACACCTCCCAAAGAGGAGTCGGGCGAACCCAGCACGGAAGAGGAATCCGAAGAAAAAGAGGAACAAAAAGGCGACGAGGAAGAGGACGAGGAACCCGAAGAAAAAGCGGCAGCGAAACCCAAAAAGCCAGCACCAGACATGGTGCCACGCGCGCGGCTGAACGAGGAAATCCGAAAGCGTAAGGACGCGGAGGCGAAAGTTGCTGACCGTTCGAAGGCTGACGAGGAACCGGAGCCGCAAAAGGACGAGCGACCGCAGACATTTTCGGGAAAGCCTGAGCCGAAGCTTGAAGACTTCACGAAGAACATCGACCCGTACGACAACAAGGCGATGTCTGAAGCGACGGCCGAATTCACAAAGGGCTACCAGTCGTGGTCTCGCGAAGAGGCCAGGGCTGAAGCCACCTACGACCGCAGACAGCATGAAGCAGAAGCGGAACGTCAGGAAAAGATCGGTCCGTTCCTTGAACGAGTCAAGGCAACGACCGAGCGGCATCCGGATTATGACAACGTTGTACCAACGTCGAAGATTCAGATTTCCGGGCTCATGGAGGAATTTATCTATGAGTCGGAGATTGGTCCGGACCTCCTCTATTACCTCGTTGAGCATTCCGACGAGACAAAAGCAATTCGCGGCATGAAGGCGCGAAGTCAGTCGAAGGCGATGCTCGATCTCGAAGCCAAGGTGCACGGCGAAATCGAAGCCGCATCTGGCGACGAAGGCACAGTTCCTCCCAAGAAAACGGTGACTCCTCCTGCAAAGAAAACAAGCTCAGCCCCACCGCCAGCGACGCGATTGAAATCGACCGGCCCGGAACCGAAAACCGAGCAGCAGCTTGCCGGAACCCAGGACAAGACCGGAGTCGATATCGAGTTCAAGCCGGAATACGAGAAAGCGGTAAAGGCAAGGCGATCCACGTAAATATGCTCAACGATCCCATCAGTTGGGAGTTGAGCGGAGGATACCCATTTGTCCAATCAATTCCTGACGACCAGCGAGGTGCTTCAGCGGTCCTTGCCGGTTCTTCGAAACAACCTGACGTTTTCGAGATACTGCAATTCCCAATATTCAGACCAGTTCGCCCGTGAAGGCGCGAAAGTCGGGACTGTAGTTACAGCCCGTAAACCCCCCAAATATCGCGGCCGGTATGGCAACGCGATCGACGTTGAAGACATTCAAGAGACGCCGGTGCCTGTCGTTTGCGACAAGCTCTTCGGTGTCGATCTTGAGTACGACGACGTTGCCCTAACCCTCACGATGGACAACTTCCAGGACCGGTACATCGATGGAGTCATGGCGCGGATTGCCAATGAAATCGATTACACCGGCATGCAGTTGTACAAGGACGTCTACAACTTTGTCGGCGTTCCGAATGCCGTTCCTTCTTCGCGTACCACATATCTCAGCGCCGGCGTGTTGCTCGACAACACGGCCACTCCTCGTCGAGGAAAGGGTTCGCGATCGAACGTCATCAGCCCCCAGATGCAGGCGACTCTCGCCGACAACCAGGCGACGCTGTTCAATCGTCAGTCTACGATTGCCGAGCAGAACGACACGGGCGAGATGGGCTATGCGCTCGGGTTCCAGTTCGCGATGGATCAGAACACCCCGGCGCACACCATTGGCGCTCTCGGCAGTACGCCTCTCGTTAATGGTGCAGGCCAGACCGGCTCGAGCATCCTTTGCGACGGCGCCGGCGGCACGGTGAGCGGTTACCTGAAGCAGGGCGATTGCATCACGTTCGATGCCGTGTATGGCATCGTTCCGAACACGGCGACGAAGACTGGCGGCGGTGTCTCTACTGGAGCGCTTCAGCAGTTCGTCGTGACGCAGGATATCGATGCGACGTCCGGCGATTTCACTGTCCTGATCTCGCCGCCGATCATCACGACCGGCGCCTTCCAGACCGTTACGAATTCTCCGGCAGACAACGCGGCGATTCTCATCTTCGGTCACGCGTCTTCGTACGCAAACCTGGTCTGCAAGCAGGGTCTGGCCTTCAATCAGAACGCATTCACCCGCGTCATGGTTGATCTGCCGGTTCCAGGCGGCGTCGACATGGGAGGCAGAATCAAAGACAGGGAGTCGGGCCTCGCATTCCGACTTGTGCGTGCTTACGACGTGCGTGGAAACAGCCGGCCTACCCGCGTGGAAGCACTGTGGGGCTGGTCGACGCTGTACCCCGAGTGGGCTTGCCGCGAAGTGTCGAGTTCTTAACCGTCAACCGCAACCAGATTTCACCAACAAAACGAAAGGACAACAGAAAAC